GATACCTGAAGTTGCTGGCATACAGTCCAATAGCTTGTTTTCCCATAGAAGAATTGCTAGACAAAAACCCACTTGCTATAAATGAATGCGGTTGTTGGCGTTCGTTGTCGTCGCTACTGTCGCTGTCGCTGCCACTGTCGTTGTCGTTGCCACCGCAACGGTCCACTTCTACTGTTATGTCCGCAATTAATTGATTTTCAACCTCCGTGACTTTGAGAACAGGTACAAACATAGAGGTTTCCTTGAAGGATACTGTATCTACCCATCCAAGAATGTCATATGTATGTTGTCTTGTAAATTCCACCGCAAAAGCACTCCTCGTAATTTTATGAATCGAATAACGATACCCAATTGTATAATAATAACGAACAATGTTTTTGTAGTCATTTACAATCTTGTATCCAACTGGTATACGATCTTTAGAAGAATGGACTCTCTTTACAGCCACAGTACTAATCTCAAAATCATCAAACAATTCTTGTATCTGTTTCATGAACTCCTTTAGTGTCGGTAAGGACTCCAAGTCACTAACGCTTCGGTAAGTGCCAGCAATTTTTAATGCATTTTCACCTTCCAACTGTATCTCAGCTCCACAACCACCTTGAAAAGCACTTAAAAATTCCCTTTTAATCAATAAGCTACCTTGAGTAATCCAATTCGGAAGAGCACTAACTTGTTCAAGTGGAATTCCTAATGCTATCATTAATACCGAAAGTGCTTGTGTAACAGTTTCAAACCCAAGACGATGAATATCTGCTTCAATTAACCTAAAGTACTCACTCATACCAGATAATAATGAACCAGCCAACCGAGCAATTAATGGTAAGTTCTTGTCATGGCTATACAATGGTAATAATCCGAGTTCCTGAAGTTCACCAAAGGTTCTTTCTATAACATCTTGCTTTACATTAGCCTTTTCTAGTGCTTGTATGAAAATGTTTTCATCCAATATAAGATAACCCTCGGTGTCACCATTTAATTCCACTGGTTCCAGTAGTATTCCTATATTAGTAAAACAATCCATTGTCTCTGTTGACTGCCACCCTTCATCAGTCATAAAATTGTGATTTCCAGTAGCTGTAATTTTCCTACCAGTTACTGTTTCAATTTCGTAGATTTTATTCTCTGTCTCACGAACATACTGGTTTACCACAGTTGCAACAGACGTTTCCATTGTATCATTGTCAAAAGTAATTACCTTGTCACCAACTTCGACGTCCATAATTAACTTCCTGCTGTAGTCAGCCATTAGAACCGTTTCCGTAATCTTCAGACATTGATAACAATTTCTTGGTGCTTGGTTGTGATCTGCAAATGGAATATTACTGGCAAGTACTCCAAGAACAAGAGAAGGATGAATTTCTAGATGTGTATAATAAACTTCCTTTTCATGCGGTGTCTTCTTGTTGTGAAGATAATGTATTTGCATCGCAATCATTGCCGTATTTGTTTCTTCTGCATCCAAGAATTCTATAATAGTTTCGTTACTAGAAGTCCCGGCTAAAGCTGCTTTTGTGTCACATACCATGTCATTCCAAGACAATTCTTTCCGCTTAATAAGGTTGATATGTTCATTCCTCAAACGAAGTTTGTTGTTGTCATCAACTATGTACAAAGGCCGAATACATCTACCAGCTTCCGTACAAATAACAATACTTCTTACTTGAATGTACCACGATACTCCAGTATAGATATTAATAGCACCTTGTCGTTTTAGTAATTTTAACTTCTCGTACAATACCTCCGGCTCTTTGTGATACCCTATAAGGTCTCCATTGATGAAGACACTCGTATGATGTGAAAAGTTTTGAATATTACCTTCAATTTCAGGACAAAATGGAATGACACCTAAATTCTTCATTCTGAATCTAACATTCTCGGAATTGCTGGCAATTGTAATTGTGCAGCAAGCTGCCAAGTTTTTAACCAGACCGACCGAAGCCCCTTCCGGGGTCTCCGCCGGACAATTATGGGATACAATTGAATTTGCGTAGAAAGAATGATTTTCAGACACCGTTGTAAAATCGTAGAGTGGTTCTAAAGGTCCCTCCGTAATAGAGTCAATAGGCACCCAAACGAACATCGGTGATTTCTTATGAACGTAAAGCGCCTGAAATTCTTCCCAGTCCATGTATCCGTCTCCACGTACTTTAGGTATATTTCCGGATGTGAGCACTCTTGAAAGATTTCTAAATGGCATATCTACGACACCCGCAATCTGTTTATGTGTACCGAAACCCGCCTGGAGTAGATGAAATGCCTTTACATACTTACTTCGCCTTTCCTTTAAAAAAGCTATTTTGTTTTTTATATACTGTACAGGAGCTGCACTGTTGCGTTTTTTATGAGCACAATATCTATAACCGACATTTTCATAGAATTGGATAATATTTTCCGGTGTACTTTTGACAGAAACTGCTACAACATATTTATCACCTAGCACAGTGTAGCTCTTCACATCTGAGTTGATACCAAGATCTCCTAACATAACCGATACTTGTTCCAAATACGCAATTGTATCATTCACGTATTCGTCTGCGGTATGTAGCACTAAAGAGTTTATGTTAGGTTTCCACTTGCGTTGATTCTTATAGATGCTAATTTTTGAGCCATCTCCACCAAAAAATCCCCCAAGAAATTCACTTTTAATACCTAAAGGCGAATCCATCAACCACTTTGGTAATGAACGACTCTGTTTTTGTTTGTTACCACGACAAGCGCCTACCAAAACCAGAAGTGTGCTAATAAGTGCGCTGATATAAACACGAATGATGGCGTTGTTAGTTCCGCCAAAACTTGGCCATTTAGTTTGGTCCACAGGAGCAGCGCGTTTCCAGCTTGTTTCCCCAAACCCAAGTAAATCGAGATCTGAATTTATTGCATACGCGTCTTCTTCTTCTCCAACACAGAATTCTCCTCCAAATCTGCTCTTAGATAAATGGCCGTCTGTAAGAACCGCACCAAGCAAACGTGCTATTGCTTTCACTTTGTTAAAAGATATGGGTTCGTCAATAAAACCCATTTTTGACAATTTATCTACGAAATGAATCGGTATACCGACCGCATTTGCTTGGTCTCTTGTAAGTAGAAGGGACCATGATTCTTCCGCTGGAATATATACTTGTTGCGGACTAACCAATAAAGCATCTCTTCCGACAACAAGGTCTTCAACCTTTATGTATTGTCCATTAGCATACCCCGTTTCCTCGTCGAGCGCTGATGCAAATAATGGATGTTCGGGGTCAGTCTTAATAACTCGTCCATCGATGAGTTTAACATGAAGTACACGTTCTGGATTTTTAACAAGGCTGTTGTAAATGGTTGATGGTGCTATGATTCCATCATTTGGTTCTATCGTTGTGACGGTATCTCCGTTGACTAAATCAGATATACGGACAATATCCATACCATTTCCTGCTAAAACTTCTGTATCTCCACTAACGCATATCACTCCGAACTGGGTGTTATGCAGTTTTCTTGGCTGGACAAGTTTCCCGCCTTTTTCCATAGGTGTGTTAACACGTCTTAAATGTGACAAAGTTGAATGATAGTTTAACCTATTAAGAACTTGAGCAACACCTTGTTTCACCTTATTCGTAATATTCTTCATACCCCAATTTCCAGTCGCTAAAGAATACTTCAAACCAGACTCAATCGTCGATGTCCTTACAATTTTATAGATATTAGAATGGTTAATAATATTTATCAACTCATTTGTTGCTTTCCAAGGACCCGAATTAATTTCTTTGTATATCGCATTTTTCATGTCTCTAACAACCTTTCCATAGTACTGTCTAAAAATATTAGCCATCAATGTACCTGGTGTATCAATCTTCTTATTTATGTACGAGTCGCGGTCATCAAATGAAGAACGTCCTAAATAACATGTCAGTAACTTACGAACCATATAACCTAAATAAAATGCTTTTTTCTCCAAAGAAGGCCCTACATGTGGCATAACTTCAGTTGTTAATACATCCCTAATAATGGCTATCTTTTTCTCAGGTATTGCAAGATACTCTTTTGGGTACCCTGTAATATTGAGATACTTTGACATGTATTGATAGGCACACTTCTCAAACATTACATTGTCAGCTTCAGCAATACTTCCTTTCAGTTCATTGATCAAGTCAGCATTTCGTGGGTCTGTTTCATCAAGAACAATGTATCTCACGATTTCTTTATCAGACTCAATACCTAACGCTCTAAATAAAATAAATAAAGGTAAATCGCATCTAATGTGATGCATTTGTACTCTTATACATTTACCAAAGTTGTTTTCCTTCTTTGACATCTTAAGACTTGTTAATTTTGGTGGTCCAAATACATTGTCGGCTACTGAACGAACTTCGGCAACATGAGAATATGATGACAACTTATTATCTAGAAAAACATACGTTTTGTTTTCAGCTATTCTGTCTTGACTAACAATGACCTTTTCGTTTCCATTGATAATAAAGTAACCGCCTGGGTCATACTTACACTCTCTATTTATATAGCACAGCGCATTCTTCATAATACAGTACTTAGAACGAACCATAATAGGTATCTTACCAATGTTTATGTTTTTTAGTGTTTTTTTGTTGTGTTTTACGTTACTTTCACCAGTATCTTCATTTATGTCTATATGTATCACTTCAATGTCCATATCAACACATAAACTACCCGAGTAATTAAAATTACGTAATCTTGCTTCCTGGGGTGTCATCATATTAGTACTACCATCTTTTTCATAGGAAAAAGGCTTACACACTACTGGATTACTTACAACTATACTAACTTGGAATTCAAACACGTCCTTCTCTTTGAGATAGTTATATTGCAGTTGTATAGGATTAAAACCTTCTATAGCATCATTAATTTTAACCTCAATAAAGTCATTATAAGATTCAATGATGTGACGAATTAAGTATTGGCCTTGATCTTGCTTAAAATACTCGTGAATAACTTCCCAAGTACCGTTGTCAAACTCGGCATCGGTTACCATGGTTGGCACACTTTCGTTCATACAATGTGTTTGTGAATACTCCTTAAGTTGTTTTCAAAAATATAGAATTTCAAAATTCATTTTGAAATTTAAGTTGAAACTTCTGGTGTTTGAGTTATGGTCTCAAGGATTTCAACAACATCTTTAGAGCAATCAGGACATTTTTTGCTCTTTGAAAACCAATTTAAAATGCACGTTTTACAATAGACGTGCCCACAAATAGTCTTTATGAATTCTGCGTTACTATTTTCAGTAATAGTTTCACTAAATGAATATTGACAAATTGTGCAGTAATCATTTTTGTTAATATCGTATGGATAGTCCGACATTACATCGGGTAGTTTATCTGAGTCCACGCCAACTTCAACGTCTTCTAAATCGTCTGTATTAATAGGGTCATTTTGCACAAACCACGTAGTGTTGAAAAAAGAAGTGAAACCATTTATATTTCTGAATAAGCTACTTATATCAGCTCCTGTCTCATTGTCAAAAAAAGCTGACTCAAAAGTGTACCCTATGTTACCATTTCCTGGGGCACTGGTGCTTGCGTTTCCTGGGGTACTGGTACTTTCGGTTACCGCAGGACCTGCGGGTCCTACGGTATTGTTTGATCCTATGACTCTATCGAATCTGCTTCTCCATTGAAGTGTATTGAATAGGTTTAATGTAGAGTTCATTGAGCATTGTTCGAGATGGTTGATATAATTGTCAAAAACTATATGTTGGTGACAAATTTCACACGGTATAAGATTCATTGCATTATTATGTCTAATAGACATTTAAAAAAACTGGATAATAACGTCAAATTTATTTTAAATAAAAGTCTTGTAAATAATAAAATGGAAATTGATTCTATGGATACAAAAACTTTAAAAAAACTACTTAAAGAAAAGACTAAATCAGAACTGGTCGACTTTTGTAAAGAAAACAATATTAAAAATTATTCTGGTTGTTCACGGAGCAATATTATCAAATTGATAATAGAAAAAAATACGGCTATAACAGAACAACCCGTTTCAGATGACCTTAGTTTAAGCTACAACGACGAAGAGTACAAGGTTGTGCTCAAACCCAAAGTAGATTTTGAAGGGCTCAACAAGGAACTTGATAATAGTGGCTTAACCGACCCAAGTACCGCGCCGTTACAGGTACCAGAAGAAGGCGCTGTAAAAGAAAAAAAAACTAAAAAGAAGTCCGGTAAAGTCAAGCCAACGAAGCTAGTAAAGGCAAGCGGGAAAGACCAACCCATTGCTAACTTAGTATGTTCAAGATGTCAAAAGGCCGTCTCAGATATTCATGCTACCCAATGTTGTAACAAGTATTGTAACGCTACTTTTCAAAATGTTTAAATCGATAAGTATTCAATAGCGTTCTTAGACGCTGCTTGTTCAGCACGCTTCTTGGTATTCCCTTTTCCGATACCGATTACTTGGTCATGTTGATTTTTCACACATAAATGAAAAATCTTCTTATTTTTTTCAATAGAAACATCCAATTCTTCAAATTTTGGATGTACTTGAAATGAATGGTAAAAATATTTAATCAGTTTATCTTTGTAATTGTTGTTCATCGAAACTAGCTCTGAAAAGTCAACGTGTGTTTCATACAACGTTATAATCCACTTTCTTGATAACTCAAAGCCGAGGTCAAGAAACATAGCACCAATAAAAGCTTCAAGAGCATCTTCTAATATATTCTCATTTGTACGCCCACTTCCTTCTTCAATTTGTTTAGATATGATCAGAAATTTCCCGAAATTCAATTTATGGGAAAGTTCTGCTAACATTGTGCCATTAACTAATTTCATCCGCATCTTTGTAAGGAAACCTTCATTTTCTCCATTGTATCTTTCATATAGATACACAGCAACAACCATCCCCAATACAGAATCGCCAATATATTCTAGTCTCTCGTTGCTAACTTCTTGCAAAGGTACACAACCAATTTGCAAATTGGAATTCCCTTGAAGAAAATTCTCATTCTTCTTCGTACAATACGACTTATGAACAAATGCTGTCCTATATAAATTAATATTATTGTACGCAGTAACATTGAATTGTTGAAGTATTTGCGACAGGTCTACGTCATTTAACATAATGTTCTTCGTATTAAATGTAGACTCTTCCATCATCGTAGATAGTTGTGTGGTTAAGAGTAGTTACGCGATTTGTCTTTAAATTCAAATAAAAGTTGATTTTAGGGTTAGCCGACTATATTTGAATTAGCAGCATTTGTTAATCCAAACTCAATTGTTTGTTCTAAGTCTTTAGGTAACTTAAGTGCAGTATTTTCTATATATTCTTTCAAAGTGTCAATATTGTTTATATTGGTTGCATTATGTTTTTCAAACAGTACTTGTAACATTACATCACAAGAATTAAAACATGTATGAAAATTAAATGCATTTTGGTCATTCGTTGGATATAATCTAATGAAAAAATCAAATCGCATATTATCATCTAGAATTTCTCCCGCGTTTATTGATTTCAGAAGTTCAAATATATTTTCTGTATCTTTTTTAAAGAAATTTTTAATAGCAAGATTCCAGTTATCTAGCGCATCCCCTAATTTTTTCTTAACTTTGTTATTTTCATCTAAAAACTCATTCGTTATATCTCTACCCCCTTCGTCTGAAATTATAAATTTAGAATTTTTCTTAAGAATTTCCAGTACCTTTTCTATAAGGTCTGGATCGTTTCTAATATCATAAAGTTTTATATGATTTATCACAAATTGTAATGGTGATAAGTAATTTATACTTTGAATCAATTCGGTCATTTTTGGAGATTGAATATACTCGCAATGAGTGATTTGATCAATATCTGTATTATTGACGCTTCCTGCCATTATAAGAGATAATCTTTTAAATACTTCTTCCATCTCTCCAGGATTGGGATTGGTTTCTGTATCATAACACCCCAATCCTAATACATACATAGAGAAATCATTTATATTATCTGGTGGTGAATCATGTTTATCGAATACTATTTTTGAAGTAAGCTTTGAAAGAATTTTATCATTTATTTTTATAGGCCGTCCATTAACTAAACTGAATTGTAGAAGTAATTTGAAAGTTTCTAATTCAGGGAAGTTTTCTGTATTTTCTAGTTCAGCTTGAATGAATGACCAATATTTAGTTGACGGCCCGCCTTGATCAATCGAACGTTTTTCATTATTAAGACCACTTGTAAATGTAATATTCAGTTTGACTGTGTCGGATTTAATATTTTCAGAAAATTCATGCATTAAATCGGTTAGATCCGGTAATAGTAAAGGATAAGAACCATCTATATTTTTCTTAATGTCAAAGTAAAGGATGTTAAAACCTGGATATCGATCAGTGTAATGTTCACCTATACTATATAGGCTTTCTTTTATTTCTAGATCTTTGAATTCGACCAAAAATATGTCTTTCAAAAAGGTCTTCTTCAAATCTTCTTTTTGCTCGACTGTAAAATCAGTTTTCTTATAAAAGTTATTTAGTAAGTCTAAGAATTTTTGAGCATTACGTGCAGCATTCTTATCTTCCAGGGAATAATCTGGAATATAATATTCGTCTCTGGTATATTCATTGTCATTCATAGAGTGATGTAGTTGTTCCTCAGGGCGAACATCACCTGGTTCCTCCCAATCTTCAGCCTCACCTGTTTCACTATCTCGGTAAGTAATGACAGTAACATTTCTGTCTTCATCGTACTCATAAGAAAAATCATCGTTATTATAATAATGATGAGGAACGTAATTATCATGGTCATGGTCATTGGTATTTAACTCCGGATGTCTTCTAATCATTTCTTCCCAAGTGCGAACTTGACCATCTTCTTCCCAAATTTGAGCTGATCCTTCATCATAATTGTCCAGAATAACTGTCGTTAAATTTCTGACTGCATCGTAATCAAAAGAAAGATTTTCATCACCTTCTTTAGTTTCTTCGTCACCGTCTTTAGTTTCTTCATCACCTTCTTTAGTTTCTTCGTCACCGTCTTTGGTTTCTTCGTCGCCGTCTTTGGTTTCTTCATCACCTATAACACCTCCACTTTTGTTGGAATGATATGTTTTAATAATTAAATTAACTATATCGCTCTTTGACGCATTAAGACGTAAGTACGAAACAAGATCTTCAATTTTCAGTTCATTCAACCGTCTATGCAATTCAAAACTCATTTATATATAACCATAAAAATTTCGTAAAAAAAATAAGTATTTCCACCTGCTAAGGTGTTGTCTTCCATCGTCTTCTCTCGAACTAAACCGTAAATACTTACTTTTTATGACAAAACTTCATCTACATAACATCCATGCCACATCTCCTTAGGTCGGCAAGAGTAACCTTGCGAACTGTACTATGCTCATACTTTCGCTTCAGCACTACCTTTCCGCTTAGCACATCAAACCCATGTTCATGAAGGTCCGCAAGAGTCACCTTGCGAACTGCTTCAGACTTATCTGTTTGCTTCCACACGATCATTCCGCTCGTATCAACTAAGCTGAACATTTCGTTACTGTTGTAATTGTCTTGTAATTTTATTCAGATATGCCCGGATTCATTTTTTATTTTCTACTTTGTTCTTTACGGTGTTGCTACTTTGAACATATGCAAGTAAAAATGTTTTTCGCCTATTCCAGTTTTGTTCCAGTAAGCAATTTGACTTTATGTTAATTTTAGGGTTAGCCGACTATATCTGCATTCACATCTGTCAATAACCCTAACTCAATCGTCTCTTCTAATTCTACAGGTAACTTCAGTTCAGTATTTTCTATATATTCTTTCAAGGTGTCAATATTATTTATCTTGGTCGTGTTACGTTTTTTAAACAGTACTTGTATCATTACATCACAAGAATTAAAACATGTATGAACATTAACTTCAGTTTGGTCATTGGAAGGTTTTAATTTAATGAAAAAGTCAAATCGCATTTTATCATTTAGAACTTCTCCGGCGTTTATTTGCATCAGTAGTTTAAATATATTTTCTGGGTCTTTTTCAAAGAGATTTTTCAGAGCACGATTCCAATTACCTAGCCCATTCTCTAATATCTTCTTAACTTTGTCATCTAAAAACTTATTCTTTATATTTCTACCCCGTTCGTCTGAAATTATAAATTTAGAATTTTTCTTAAAAATTTCCAGTACCTTTTCTATAAGGTCTGGGTCGTTTCTAATATCATAAAGTTGTATATGATTTATCACAAATTGTAATGGTGTTAAGTAATTTATACTTTCAATCAATTCAGTCATTTTTGGAGATTGAATATACTCGCAATGAGTGATTTGATCAATATCTGTATTATTGTCGCTTCCTGCCATTATAAGAGATAATCTTTTAAATACTTCTTCCATCTCTCCAGGATCGGGGTTGGTTTCTGTATCATAACACTCCATTCCCAGTACATACATGGAAAAATCATTTATGTTATCTGGTGGTGAATCATGTTTATCGAATACTATTTTTGAAGTAAGCTTTGGAAGAATTTTATTATTTATTTTTATAGCTCGTCCATTCTCTAAACTAAATTGTAGAAGTAGTCTAAAAGTTTCTAAGTCAGGGAAGTCGTCTGTATTTTCTAGTTCAGCTTGAATCAAAGACCAATATTTAGTTGAAGGGCCACCTTGGTCAATCGATCGTTTTTCATTATTAAGACCACTTTTAAAAGTAATATTCAGTTTGAATCTATCGGATTCAATGTCATTACGAAATTCATGCAGTAAATTGGTTAGATCTGGTAGTAATAAAGGGTAAGAACCATCCATATTTTTCTCAAGTTCAAAGTAAAGGATATCATAACCTGCATATCTATCAGTGAAATTGCCTATACGATGTATGCTTTCTTCTACTTCTAGATCTTTGAATTCGACCAAAATCATGTCTTTCAAAAAGGTCTTCTTCAGATCTTTTTTCTGCTCATCTGTAAAGTCAGTTTTCTTGTAAAAGTTCTTTAGTAAGTCTAGGAATTTTTGATCGTCTTCGTCGTCTTCGTCGTCTTCTTCGTCTTCTTTTTCTTCTTCTCTTCTTCTTCTATCCCTCATTTCTCGCCAATTGGTTATTCGACCTGGTTCTTCCCGAAAGTAAGAATGACCTTGTTCAGTATTCTCACGAGTAATGACAGTTACATTTCTGTCTTCATCGTAATGATAAGAATGAGGATCATCCTCAAGAACATAAGTATTTAACTCTGGATGTCTTCTTATCATTTCTTCCCAATTGCGAACTCGACCTGGTTCATCCCAACTTTCACGAACGGTACCTGATCCATAGTTGTACATAGTAACTGTCGTTACATTTCTGGCTCTATCGTAATCATAAGAAGGATTATCACCATCGACACCATCGGCACCATCATCTTCATTAGTTTCTTCATCACCTTCGTTTTCTTCATCACGTTCGTTTTCTTCATCACCTTCGTTTTCTTCTCTTATTCTTCTTCTATCCCTCATTTCTCGCCAATTGCTTATTCGACCTGGTTCTTCCCGAGAGGAATATTGACCTTGTTCAACATTCTCTACACTAACGACGGTTACATTTCTGGCTCTGTCGTAATAATAAGAATGAGGATCCTCATAAAGAATATAGTTACGTAACTCTGGATGTCTTCTTCTCATTTCTTGCCAATTGCGAACTTGACCTGGTTCTTCCCAACTTTCATAAACGGTACCTGAATCATAATTGTACATAGTAACTGTCGTTACATTTCTGACTCTGTCGTAATCATAATCAGGATTATCGCCATCGACACCATCATCTTCATAATCACCTACGTTTTCTTCGTCTTCGAAATTTTCTTCGTTTTCTTCTCTTCTTCTTCTATCCCTCATTTCTCGCCAATTGCTTATTCGACCTGGTTCTTCCCGAGAGTAAGAATGACCTTGTTCAGCATTCGCATAAGTAATGACAGTTACATTTCTGGCTCTGTCGTAATAATAAGAATGAGGATCCTCATCAAGCATATAGTTACGTAACTCTGGATGTCTTCTTCTCATTTCTCCCCAATTGCGAACTTGACCTGGTTCTTCCCAACTTTCAAAAACGCTACCTGAATCATAATTGTACATAGTAACTGTCGTTACATTTCTGGCTCTATCGTAATTATAAGAAGGATTATCGCCATCGACACCATCGACATCATATTCATATTCACCTATAACACCTCCACTTTTGTTGATATGATATGTTTTAACGATTAAATTAACTATATCGCTCTTTGATGCATTAAGACGTAAGTACGAAACAAGATCTTCAAGTGTAAGTTCATTCAACTGTCTATGCAATTCAAAACTCATTTATATATATATGACCAATAAAAATCGTAAAAGTACTTTAAAAAAATAAGTATTTCCACCTGCTAAGGTGTTGCCTTCTCGACCTAAACCGTATTTTTTATGACAAAACTACATTACCTCAAAACCATGCTCGTGTCTCAGTAACCTACCTTAAAACCACACCTTTGAAGGTCTTTCACAGTGGCCTTCACAGTAAGTTTCCTAACTACACCATCATCGTATGCCCGCATCCACACTACGATACAGCGCTTTATGTCAAAACCATGCTCCTGAAGCTCAGCTATAGTTACCGAGTCCTCCGTCGGATATACTGGCCGATGTACTTCTATTCTACCGTCGTCTTCATAGTAGCAACATAAGTCGAATAAGTCAGACATTTCGTTACTGCGCGATTGTTGTGTTGTCTTGTACTTTTATTTGCCTAAATTCATTTTTTACATTCTATATGACTTTTACGGTGTTGCTACTTTGAATATATGCCATCAAAAATGTTTTTCGCCTATTCCAGTTTTGTTCCCAAATTAATGGTTCCAATAACTCGATTTCACGAGTTCTCTTGTAACGTCGCGCAGTTTCGATTGGAGTATATCGATTAGCATTTGTGTCCTGTAAAAAAGGACACGCTCCATTTTGAAGCAAATATTTAGTCAAATTTGTGGTTCCATTCTTAATAGACATATTTAATAGGGAAACTCCAGATTCCGTAAAAACATTTGGATTAGCGCCCTTTTTTATGAGGATTTTTATAATCTTGTGCTTCTTTGCATAAGATAGAGCAGTAAGTCCATTACATATACTTAAATTAACGTCTGCACCGCGCTTTAATAAAAATTTCGTAAAAAAAATAGAATTACTCATCACAATGAGCATTAACATAGTAAATTCTTCATTACCAAGACGTATTATAAGATTTGGTGTCACAAAGAAGCCCTTGTGGAGATACTCAAATAAATTTTTCATGTGATTTTTTTTTATTTCACTGAGTTCACTGTTATCAATGCTATCCTTTATGTACTTCTTGTTAACTTTACAGAATGGTGGATCTATTTTATAGTCAATGGCAATTACTCGCAATGCCATCACTACTACCGATTGCATAAATTACATGTGAGCTAATGGTTGTTTTTTAAGTTTAAGTTGAAGTCCTTTTTTCAATTTCAATTTAGAAACATTCGGTGTTTCGTTTGAATCGTCATCGAAACAGCTTTCAAGGTATAATTCCTTCGAAACTTTACCATTTCTGAATAATTGTAAACCTTGTACTTGTAAATAACCACCCTTAAACATCGCTGCTTGTCGTAAGATTGTACAAACATTAGATAACGTAATTGGAGAGTTAGCATCATGTATTCGCACAATTCCATCTATTGTATAGATAACTGGTAAATTCGTAGTATTACTTATTCTATATAGTACCATGTAATCGCAATTGCGTCTGTCTTCTTTTGCCTTTATAATGCTGATTAGTGCATCTTTACGTTCTAAGTATTTTCTCGCTTCATAAATATCAGCTTCACTCGAAGGCAAGTCTTTTTTTATACAATCGATTTGTTTCTGTTTTAAAAATTTGTGTGCAAATTTACCACCCAGATTAACCATTTGATGGTTCTCTCCTATCTGAAATTGAAGTAAAAATGACGCACAGGGCTCAAAACCAATACAAAAGCACCACAATAAACTTGACTTCCTCATTTGTTTTATGTAGTGACAATGTAATAAAAATTAATATAAAATAGTAAACTCAAAATTTAAATTCAATTTTACGAACTCGGTAAAACATTCGCGAGGCCCATTTTTTTAGCTATTTTTGGATCAACTATGACTTTTTTCAAGTCAACTGCCGAGAATACTTCATTACACGCCTGGACTAAATCTTTTTTGGTCATTCCGAGTGCCTTCAAACAGCCACCACTGTAATAACCCAAAAATGTTTTGTATGCTATCGTAAATTTCTTCTGTATAAACTCATCAGCACCCCTCTTCTTCATGTACTCCGTAATTTTACTGTCAATCTCACCACTAAATCCAAAAGCTTTTTCATCAGCCTTAGCAATCTCAGTAATGTTCTCACTTGCTAAAGCTTTCAGCATCGCCGCTTTTTCTTGCTTCATCCAAATAGACAACATTAGTCCCTTCGACTTCCAACGACCAGTTCTACCTCTGCTTTGAATCCAATTATCGGCTTCTGAATATCCAATTTGAATTACCAGGGATACATTCTGATAGTCCATACCACGTGCAGAGACTAGTGTAGTCATCATAGCACAATTTTCACAAGACGTAAAGAACGCTCCGGATTTCTGACGCTTTTTGGGATCCATTTTACCATGTAAAATCGCGTGAGTTGCTTTGTTTGCTTCTAATAATTCATTCATAAGAATAGCAAATGATTCTGCCAACATCGCAGTATTAAAGAATACTAAAATCCTGGCTTTCTTCTTTAATGCTACAATGTGATAGATAATAGCAGAAGCAATTGCTGGAAATACCAATTGCGGCTCCACTTCCTGATATCTAACATCAACTGTACCTTCCTCTTTATCTGCCTTGGCGTTACTGTTAGCATTAGACGCGTTAATAATAACAAATTTCTTTGATAAACTTTGTTGCGCTATTTTTTTGGCCTCGTCAGAAAATGTAGCTGAAGTAAGAAGGAATGTTTTGTCTTTTGGTAGTACAGAAGCCATAAACTCCATATTCTTTCTGGACGGAATCTCTGTCAGCATACGATCAGCTTCATCAATTACCATAATATCTGTGTGTTGCGAAATATATGCGCTAACTTCCTTGTTAGTATTGTACAAGTCTACAATGCGCTCTGTGCATACAAGAAGTTGTGGGGCTTGTGAAGTTACAAAACTAGTGTGTGTAGACTTGTTAGAGTATCTTGATATCTCAACAACTTCAACACCAACAAGTGGGGCATACTTTTTGGCTTCTTCTGCTATTTGATGTACTAAGTCGTTGGTATTGGCTATTATAATGCAGCCGTGTCTATTTCCAGACACAATAAGTTGTAGAAGTGATACTAAAAATGCTAACGTTTTTCCATGACCGGTTTTCGCGATAGCAATAATATCACTGCCTAAATTATCCACCATTTGTTCCTGAACTATACTCATCTTCTCAATTCCGTTATCTCCTAATCCTTTTAATATTCTTTTATCAATTGTTTTGTCTGTTGCCCAATCCCTTGAACTAATCATTGCACCACCTCGTAGTTTGCAAACAACAGTGGACTTAGGACCAGATAAATGTTTTGCTAGGCATTTGAAAGATTTCTTGCAGCCCCCACAACGCATTTTATTTTATAATAGATTATAAAATTTACAAATATATGTCTTCTAAAACAAAGCCTTTAGGATTAACACAATACAAAGCAGAATACAAAGGAAAATACAGACAAGAACTTGCATCCTTAGAAGGACAAAGATACTCGTTTTATGGATTATTCGAAAAATTCTCAGGGAAAGGAAAAGGAAAAACAACGTTACTGGTCACGAACATTGTCCTTGTAGGCGAAACAGAAATTTTAACAGACCACATATGGTTTAACTTAACCAAAGGATTTAAGAAAGCAAAGTTGATTGTTGGTGATGTTATTCGCTTTGACGCGACCGTTTTGTCTTATTCAAAAGGACTTTATAAACGACAAGACTTGAAGCTCAAGTATCCAACCAACATTTTCATTGAGTACAACATCTATAATGCGAGTAGTTAGTTAACTAACACTCAACTGTCGTTTCATCTTCAAACAAATGATATGATGTTATCAACTACCACTGTCGGCAGTATAGGATCTTGGCGAAGAGCCCACATTCTAAACTCATACATCCCAAGTTCATGGATTCCTTCATGTTTCCAATACAGTACCGATTCCCTAAGCCTCTTCTCGGTTTTCTTAGTTAACTGTGGCTGTGAATTAATAAATACTTCGATACAGTGTTCGCCACCACGCCGAAAACCGCGAAGAGAAAAGACGTTCGTCTCCAACCAACAAATACTGCGCTCTATTGATGTACTAATCATCTCTAACATATCTTTACGTTCACGAAAACAAAACAAGTGTTCTCTATTACAATGACCATCCTCCCAAAGGAGAGCAGAGTAGGTCATTACCCTTAGAGCTAACGCACTTTTTTTTTGAAAAGTTACATAATGAAGAAACCGTTACCACAACATTGAACACACCGCAACCATCTCTGCCAATACTTCCAGATAGGTCCTCCCCTTGACAGTCTCTTTCAACTTGTTCAAGAAGTCTGTGATGTCGTCGTGTTGCAACGTTGTTCCCCGCTTTGTTCCAAAAGTCTCTTTGAAGAGTTCTTCACAGTATTGTTCCAGATGATCTCTTCCAAAACGTAAGCCCCGTTCAGTGTTCGTTATGTAGACTAGAAGATCGTCTATATGTGCTTGTGCATGTGCTTGTGCTTGTGCTTGTGCTTGTGCTTGTGCTTGTGCTTGTGCTTGTGCTTGTGCTTGTGCTTGTGCTTGTGCTTGTGCTTGTGCTTCATCATCTTCATTCACATCACCATCTTCATTCACTTCACCATCTTCATTCACTTCACCATCCGTGGTAACTTCAAGAGTTTTTGTAACTTCAAGAGTTTTTGTATCTTCAAGAGTCTTGGTATCTTCAAGAGTCTTGGTATCTTCCGTTTGCCGAGTGACTTGAAGTGTTGCTGGAATGCAAGGACGCTTCCATTGGTGTCTTTTAAATCGGTGCTGGTGCTGGTGCTGGTGCTGGCGCACTGTCATGTTGCAATGGTAAGGTAATTGCCGTTGGTATGGATGTTGACGCCGACACTGTTGAATGGAGTAGCTGTATAGTGGTGGTGGCGGCTGCTGTGGGCACACTGGTCCATTTCTTTCCCATACACGATTGAAGTTAAATAGGGTATTCATTCTTGTGTAGTGAAGTGAAAGTGAAGTTTGTGGTAATTTATAAATTCTATTCAAATTTTGAATTTAAAAAAAAATGAGAAGTTTTAAAAAAAAGTCATTTATAGAGGCTCGCATAACGTTGGGGTATTTAGCCGCTTCGCAGTAGTTGCATCTTACCGGAAGTCATGGACAATGTATTTAATCAAATAAACAGGTTCAGGTACTCTTTGAGCCAGATAGAGAATGAAATGCGACAGTTAATTTTCATTGACACAGAGAATACCGATGTTAGCGCGTACATAATGACATTTATAGAGGCAAGTTCTGATATGTTTAGAGCTTTGCAAAACAAAATCAATACAATGGGTACATTTTTACAACATACTACTACAGCTGCTCGTTTGTGTGAAAGTAACAATATTGCACAAGAGCCAATACCCATTGCAATTCACCTTGACCACAACGTTTACCAAGATTTGTATCCACATGATACTTTGCGTGAAATGGACACATTTATTGATAGACAAGAATCGGGCACACTAACTCAAATAAACAATGCCAACGACGAATTGGATTTTATTAGTCTACCAACAGAGGACAATGACGTCAACGAACGACCTCCATCTGGAAGATATTTCGGATAAATTAATAAATTTTTTTACCACGCTCAAAATTACTTTCTTTATGAAAATAAAATGCCGTATGAACCAACAACGCATCTTGTTTTGAATACAGATTTTCTTCGAGATGTTACCTGCGATGACTATATATTTCAAAAAGAGCTCTTTGTCTTATTTAAGGAAAGTCTTCTAGAGGATAATAAAATTGAAAAATTAAAAGACGCCATAACATCAAAGGACACAAATTTAATTTACGAATCTGCTCATTATTTTAAGGGGATGTGTTATCAATTAGGTGTTGATAAGTTGGGAAACACATTTGATTTCATGTGCGTAAATTCAAGTAATTTAAATCCAAATATAATTCCTATTTTAAATGAAGATATTCAAAATATATTTGATGTAATAAAATTAGAATATCATATTTAAACAACAAGTAAAACAATAGCTTTCACAAACACACCAACAAAATGACAACTATCACCTACCCGCAGAACAACACCAACACCAATGTTTACACTAGCGACGAGACAGATGAAATTTCTTTAGCCAATATGTTTGATGACTCAAGTGACCTTTTGGAGAATGACACTAACAATACAACATGGAACCCACCAGACAACAAGCAACAACAACAGCAACAGAGTAAACCCAATCCAATCAACTTTTTACCTGCACCTGAACTGTTTCAGCACGCTGACGTAAATGAGCACTCTAAGAAAAGAGGAAGAGATATTAATATGACTTGTGACAAACCTAAGCGAAAGTATCAGAAGAAGGTCGTTCCACAAAATGTTAAAATTTTTAATGACATTAATGAATTAGTCCAAAACATCCAGACATTTCAAAATACTTTTTCTCATGATGTATCAACAAAATACCAAGTACAAGCATGGTCAGCAACACTTCGTCAACTATGTGATGATATCGACAAAAATAGTACTAGTTAAGGGTTTTGCCATCAACTTGCGAGTGTCTCGCAAAGCGAGAAACAAGTATTTAAGAATAATATTTCTTTATTAATTTAATAAGAAGTAAGTGCAACATGGTGTCTTATTTATCCGATGATATGATAAATTGCATCTTAGAATATGTACCAAATAATATGCCAACACTGAAACAGCTGTTGCTTACATCACAGAAAACATTTGATGCGATCTCAAACTCTCTTTACAAACGCATTGTTAACTACCCGTTTTTATCAGGTTACCAAAAGGATAGCCTGGATAAGTTACCAACGGGTAGTGGTAATACAAGACTTGTTCAACTGTATGGGATAACTCATAAACGATGTGTCATTTGTCACATGCCATTTCAAGGCAAGATTAAAACAAGATGGGGAATTCCTGGTCACGAAGAATGTATTAAACGAGGAGAAGTTAATGTAATGTCACTTAGAAATGAGCTCAATGTCGAACACTTGTTAAAAGTTATCCCTTTTAACCATCGTTCACGATATGATAAAGAATATTTTACTGTCTGGTGCTGTTCACATTTAGGAACTGTTGTTCCCTTTAATTGGACTTTAAGATGGTATCGTGTTACTTTTCAAACAGAGATTGCGCTGTATCAAGCAAAACTTAAAATAGAAGCAGAAAGAATTAGGATAGAAAAAGAAGCAATTAGAAAAAAACGCGCCAAGCAAAGAAGCATAGAAATAGCAACGAAAAATTCACAATGGAGACTTGGAATTGAAGAAGTATGTAGGGAAAATGATTTTCCATATAAAACATATTATTCATTTATTCACAAAGTACCATTTCAAGTACGTTATAGAATTAAAAGTATGACCAGCGAAGAAGCAGCGGTATTAGGTCACTTAGCCATACTTACAAAAGTTCATGGAAGTATTCATACAGTAGCAGTAAATGGATTCTATTTTGATGAAATTGTGAGTAGATACAATCTAATAGCATTATTCGCCAATACAATTAATTCAACTGAGTGGTTTAAGTTATATATAAGATTCGGAAAGGCAGCAAGAGTTAGAGAATACATCGATTCTTTAGAAGTATTAAAGAACGACCCTAATACAAATTTTTTGATTAATGTACCAAAGGAAAATAATAATGTTTGTCAATTTGAAGGTTGTAATCATACCAAAAGCGACAGTTGTGACCAAAATAGATGTGGGAGTCACTGCTGTTCAAGCACATGTACAAAACATAGAGCTTCTATTGAATCAATCTTTATTAGAAAGTTTGTTTTAGGTCAGCTTGTAACTATCAATTAAAATTTACTAATTAACCAATTTTACTGTACAGTATATATTGTATTGTGTATCATTGAAGATAACTGTTCGGTAATTGTCGGTGTCATTGTCATTTACACAAGTTGGTCCAATAAAACCGTCGTTATCAAGGTCTTCATTTGTTGTTTGTTCAATTAGTTTTTTCGTTAATGGTAGGTTTGTTATGATACTATGAACAATTCCGTTGCTTTCTATGCTCGGAAAAAATGGTAAAATCTCACTTGTTATGAAGCTAATAACTACAAACAAGACTTGTAGTTTCATTTTTATTTAATTAAAACAGTTTTTATTGTTGTAAACAAACATAAACAGTTTTTTTATATAGAAAGTAAGATGCAAACTAACGCTGAAAATACCGAAGGTACCGAAGAACCCGCAACTGTAAAGAAAGCTATTAATATAGAAGAATTTAATAAGAAGCTAAACAACTTTATTAGAACTTTTGAACCTACACAAACCGATAATCCTTTATTGTTTTCGTTGTCTAAACACACTATTAATACCCTTCCTTCGGTGATTTTTTCTGGCCCAGATGTCTCATTTAGGGATGTTTACTTACATTATCTTGTTTACAAAATAACAGGTATGTTGAGTAACAACGAGAAAATTGAGGAAAGAAAAATAAACGTCAATAGGAACAGTGTTACGTTTAACTTTAAGCGTTGTGATAATTACCTTGAGTTTGACCTTACTTCGCTTAGTGGTAATACTGATAAATTCATCTTGTCAGAATTTCTAGAAAATATGATTGTGTTGCCAAATATGCGCTTTGCACGACACATTGTAATATTAAACAAAATAGATGAAATGTCTCCTACATCTATTATGTGTCTTAGGAGAATGATAGAACAGTATAGTAAAACTACATTGTTCTTGTTTACATGTACATATCCACATACATTAATTAATGCTATCACTAGTAGGAATATAACACTTCGGTGCCCTTTAAATACAAGTGTTTATAATCAAATTTTTTATGGAAACGACAATATTGTTGAAAAAGTATTTACCTTTCCAGAAGAACACAATAGTACTATCCTATTAGAGTTTATTTATACAATGAAAAAAACAAAGAATATTCTTACATTCGTTGAAAATGTAAGAACGTTTATCAGTAAGATACTGTTTATTGAAACGGTACCAAACATTATTATCCAGCACTTCTCAATGATTTATTTCAAAAAAACTAAAGATAAACGCATATTCCAAATTGCACAAAAAAACGACGAATTACTTATTCTGTCTTGTCGTCCAGAATTTACTTTAGAAAAGTTCTTCTTAGATGTGTACAATATATGCTTTTTTACAAAAACGACCTAATCTTGAATTATTTTGTTACAATAAAACAAAAAAGATGAAAGTAGAAAACAAATTATTTGTTGCGAATGTTACTACAGACTACAAAAAGAATACATACAAAATTGAATTAGTGTTTACACTACCCGTGCTATCATTGTCTTACAGTGGAGCCAGAGGTTGCGATAGAAGACAAAGCTACTCTGGCTCTGGATTACCTTTCCATAATGTAGAACAAGCTTTCTTCAACACTAAGAATTGTGGTACAGTACAAGTAGTTGGAAATAGCGCAATTATAAAAGGATTTATCCCAAATGCATACTATGAATCACTCGATAAACCTCTCGTTGAATCAAGAATTTCACTAACTATTAATAAGTACTTTTACGAAGATATTTACATCCCTAGAGGACACACCAACAGAGACCTGACATCCTATAGTAAACACGAATACGAAAGTCATTCAGAAGGAAACAAAATTTAAACAAAAAAATGAATTAAATTAGTCATTTTTAGTTATCTTATAATAGCCTTGATTCTTCCAACGACTCGCGAGTACGTATGAAGAATCCTTTCGTGATTGACGGTATTATTGATAATATCATGTCCTTTGACGAAGGTGTTAGTTACGCGTTTGTCGCAAGGGTCTCAAAACAATGGCAAGAAAGATACAGCAAGCAGTTTCCAGATATGAAAACTTATTTATCTGTGTGTGTTGAAAGCATTTCTCGTCTTGAATGGGCAAAAGAACAAGGGTGCCCTTGGAATAAAAATACGTGTTCAAAGGCTGCTCAAGGAGGTCACTTAGACGTTTTACAATGGGCTCACGAACAAGGGTGCCATTGGAGTGAATATACATGTGCAGAAGCTGCTGGAGGAGGTCACTTAGACGTTTTACAATGGGCTAACGAACAAGGGTGCCCTTGGAATGAATGGACGTGCGCATACGCTGCGCGTGGCGGTCACTTAGACGTTTTACAATGGGCAAGAGAACAAAATTGCCCTTGGAATGAATGGACGTGTTCATTCGCTGCTCGTAATGGTCACTTAGCCATTTTACAGTGGGCGCATGAAAAATGGTGTCCTTGGAATCAATGGACATGTTCATTCGCTGCTACTGGAGGTCACTTAGCCGTGATACAATGGTTGCGAGAACAAGGGTGCCCTTGGGATAGATGGACGCGTACATTCGCTGCTAAAGAAGGTCACTTAGCCCTTTTACAATGGGCGAGAGATCACGGGTGCCCTGGGGCTTAGGTATAGTAAGCATGAATGACTTTCGTATTCATGTGTGAAAAAATAGAAACGTTGCATTAACACGATTTTTTTTTGTTGAGTCAAAGACTATGACTTAGACTTGGACTTAGGCTTAGGTTTTGGCTTAGGTTTTGGCTTAGGTTTTGGCTTTGGCTTAGCCTTAGGTTTTCCACCAAATGCTGGCGCTGCGTTATTACCGTAAAATATACCGTTAACTCCTCGTCTCGCAACAGCAATAGGTGTACGTGAATTGCTATTACTATTACTATTACTATTTCCATTACTACCTAACCTGACGTAAGCTTGTTGACCAGAAGCATTACCAACAGTATTTCTATTCGCAGGCAATTGCACTTGTGATCGTTCTCCAGTATTCCAGTTAATTGGCATTTATTTACTATAGGAAAAAATGAGAGATACTTAAAATGTTAAAAAATATCTTATATTTAGACCGTTAGTTTGGTTTGAGTCAATGCAAGTTCCTCTTTGTCCTGCAATTGCCCTACGAATTTTGGGTCATAGAGAGCGTTATACGCCATTAATGTTGTATTGACATTGGTTACGAAAACTCTCGCTTTTTCATTTAGATCTTCGATCGCATTCATCTGCAACAAAGTGATTGACGCACTCGTTGCGAACAAACGCTCTTCTTCATCATAAAGATTTTGAAGTACTCGACTCAGTGCACCGCCCGTATCGTCCAGCAACCCAATATCCCTCATATTCTTGAGCTCGTCGTAGTAGTATATCTTGTCGTATTGAAGTTCTTCATGTACTTTTACTGCTGCTTTCAACAATGCAGTAACTACAGGAAGTTCTAGCAAGAGCTTGGAATCCAACATCAGGTTGTGTTGTGGTGTATATTGATTTAATTTCAATTTTTATTTAAATACTTTCATTTTTTTAATTTTATTTTTGGATTTTAGGACAGGCTTGTTGAAGTACACGTTTTTCCCAGAACAACAAAAAAAAATAGTGGAAGACGATATTCCATCATCGATTTTGACAAATACGCGTATCGCGGGAGTCTACGCTTCTTCCGCTAGGCTGGCAAGCGCATTAATACAGGCTTCCTGGCGTACACACGAATACTCCGGTAACGCCATCGTCCGTAATACACCCACAAAACCAGCCTTTCGCATGATAGCTCTCGTGGACGGCTCTCGTGTCATGGCCTCCAGAGCCCCTGCAGCCTTGCAACGAATTAATGCAGAAGTACTGTCCAGTCCCCTGCGCACGATCTGTATCAGTCTAAGTGGATCCCTTGATATGTCGTCCGGCTTTAACTGGTATCCATCGGCTGCCCACGCTTCCAGTAGTCGGAAGTCATCGTCATCATGTACTTTCAACAGTGCAGGAACTACCTTGGAATCCGACATCGGTTGCTGTGTTGTTGTGTTGTATATGCGGTTGATTTAATTCTATTTAAATTCTTTCATTTTTTTTTTTTGGATTTTTTTTTGCATTTTTTTTTGGATTTTAGGCCAGGCTTGAAGTACACGTTTCTCCTGCCATTTGTTAGAAATGATAACAAGTTTTCATTTAAAAGCAAAATATTTTATCTTATCAATCATTTTTCTCCAACTAAATTAAAGATTTTATCTTTTGGATAGGATACTCTATCTTTGAGAAAGTAATCAGTACTATTATTCTTCCAATAAACCACGTGTATTTTTATCTTTGAGAAATGAATGAATTTAATTTTGCTTCAACTTCGTTAAAACGTATTTATCTTTAAGAACTGCTAAATTTTGAATATAAGCATAATTTTTTATGTATATTCTAAGAATGGTATTTGTTTGCGCTCGCTGCTCATATGAAACAACTAACAGAAATTATTACCTGGGTCATTTGCACAGAAAGTTTGCATGCACAGATAGTAATGACAGTAAACTTGATCAAAATGATATACTAGAACAATTGCTGGAAAATGCTAGGAGTAAACCATTTAAATGCGAGGATTGCAATACTTATTTTGTAACGAATGGAAATCTAAAGAGACACAAAACCACGTGTGACGGAAATGAAAGAAGTACCGCATCTATAACGTTAAATAATTACACTAATACTACAAATAATGATAATAGTACTACAAATAATGATAATAGTACTACAAATAATGATAATAGTACCACAAATAATTACGGGCACCAGATGAATATTAGGAATCCTCACTATCTTGCAAGAACACAAGCCGAAGCGCATACATTATCAAATAGTATTGGCACAACAACTATATCATTCAACGCACACGAGCAAGAGATTCACGATATATATTGCTCAATTTTAGATATCGGAAAAGCCGTTTATTTTGCAAAGTTTGATCAAAAGACCGCTGATGGTAATAATCTTATCAAAATAGGAAGCACAGGAAATTTGGCGCGTCGTGTTTCTGACCTTAAGTATATCTATGGTGAACTTATCATCATTAAAGCCTTTAAATGCGAAATGCATACAGAGTTTGAACGTTTTTTGCATAAACACCCTAATATATCTGGATACAAATACAATGAAAAAATTAATGGTAACACCTCTACTGAAATATTCAAAATGGACAATGAAACCATTAGGGCAAGTATTGCATTAGCTGAAAGCTTGTTAGCGTCTGACTTCTCGGATAAAACTCAGTTAATGATAGCATCATTAAGAAATGAAGTCAATGAATTGCAAAACAAGTTACTAGAACGTTAAATATTTATAGCATCACTGTAAATTGCATGATTTATTTTAGATTTTAGGCCAGGTTTTATCTCCACGTTTCTCCTGCCATTTGTTAGAAATGATAACAAGTTTTTCACTTAGAAGCAAAATAATTACTTTTCCTCAATTAAATTTCTCCAATTAAATGTTCGGTTTTATCTTTTGGACAGGAATGTATATAATTTTAGTTTTATTTTTCTCCAACTACACTACGTATATTATCTCTATGAAAGTAATCACACTTTTCAGTACTAATTTTATTCTACTAATTAACGCGTGTTTTTATCTTTGAGAAATAAATGCGTGTAATTATGTTTCAACTTCATTAAAATGTATTTATCTTTCAGGAATGCCTCATAATATTTTTTTGAATATAAGCATTAAATGTATTTCTAATATTAAGAACATAAAACTATGAAATTTGATTGTCCCCGCTGCTCATACGAGACAGATAGTAAAAAGTGTTATCTAAGTCATTTACATAGGAAGAATGTATGTACTGATTGCAACCACAGTGGTCTCAGTCCTAACACTATATTAAAGCAAATGATAGACGATATTCACAATAAACCATTCAAATGTGAAACTTGTAATACTTGTTTCATTACAAACGGAAACTTGAAGCGACACAAAAAAACATGCGATGGAAAGGAACGTGGTACTGCTTCTATTAAACTAATCCATAATGTTGATAATACTGACAACAGTATCACAAATAACAATACCACAAACAACGATTATAGCACAAATAACAATACCACCAACAACGATAATAGCATCACCAACAACGATAACAGTGTAAATACCACAAACAATAATACTACAAATAATAATACAACAATAGTAATAAATTGCTTTGGACAAGAAGATATAGATTACGTTAAAAATGACGACGTGCTTTTACAGAAATGTTTGGCGAGCTTGAAAGAAGGGATAGCTGCTATAGTTGAAAAGATTTATTTTAATATGGAAAAACCTGAAAATCACAATATTTACTTGAAACGTGAAAAGTACCCTGGTCAGACGAAAGTCCTTTGTCCAGATATAAATGACATTTCTATTACATGGCGACCGAAGCCTTTAGATACCACACTGGAGGCTATAATTTTTCGTAGTACAAATATATTATTTCAATATAACAGTAGGCGCTTTCAGTTAAATCGTGCTAATATAATTGAAGCCGCCAACGGTAAACCAATTACAGATGAACAACAAGAAGAACTTGATGTCATGCAGGAAAAACAAGATTTCAAAGCGAATCAATTGCGTGATATACAGAACAAAAAGAATGGAATATATGGTCAAATTAAAGAAGCTACATTACAAAAATTACGGGAATTTACTTTAGCAAGAAACGGTAATTTACCAGACACTTAGAATGTACACTTTCAAATTATTTTTTACAGTTCCTCCTTATCCTGGGGTGCCGGGCCTTCCCCTCGGATATAAGCGGCAAGATCCGCATCCTCGAAGGAAGGGTAATCGGGTAGGTGAGTAGTTTCAGTAGTTTCGGTATCTTCAGTAGCTTCAGTAGTTTCAGTGTTATCAGTACTGTCAGCCTTTTCGGTACTTTCTTTTTCTTCTACAACTTCTACAACTTCTACAGCCTTTGTAGCCTTTGGAGTCTTTGGAGTCTTTGCTGCTTTAGGAGCCTTTGGTGCTTTAGGTGTTTTAGGAGCCTTAGCTGCTGCCGGAGTCTTAGCAGCTTTTGGAGCTTTCGGAGGCTTACCAGCCTTAGCTGCAGGTGCCTTAACAGCTTTTGCATCCAGTGTTTTAACTGCACCGGATGCTTGTGCAGCTTTTGCAGCTTCAGCTTCCTTTGTAGCTCTGTCAGCTCTTTCTTGTTCATCTTTCAAAGCTTGTTCTTTCTTTGCTTTCATAATTTTTTCAGCTTCAATACCTTCCTTATCTTCTAGTAGTGCTTTGTCTGCACTTTCTAAGAAAGCTTTTTCTTTTTCTGCATCTCTTTTGTCACTTTCAATTTTTTCAAGCATAGTACATGCACTGAGTACTCCAGATGTTTCGCACCCAATATCAGGATGATAGATTCCACATGTACTCCACTTGTTACTGAGCCACAATTCAGGGAAGGTAGTGTCTTCCTGTGCTGCTAAGTGGCGAGCCTGACACTCTGACTCAGCGAGTACAATAAATGCATAATATTCATCATCACTTCCACAAGGCCCTTGGCGTGTAATTTGCCACAAAGCATTGTTAGTGGTAGGAGGAATCGTGTAACTTTGATTAAACGAATTAATCCTAGTTACACTCAATACTTTGAATTCAGGAGCTGCTACACACTTGGGTAAGTTGAAGGCTGGGTTAACCAACACAAGCACATAGTTTCTTGTTTCAGCTTTTACGTAAATTGGGGACCCACTTTTTACGATAGCGTTCTTGAAGGCTTGATTTCCACTGTGAGTTGCCACTTCATACAGAATGTAATCCTTATACGGTGAAGCCATACTTGCTAATTGTATTGTAATGGTATGGTTGGCAAGCCTTAAATTAAAATTTTAAATTTACATTTTAATTTTTAAATTCAAAAATAAAAAACAAACTTGTTTTTCGCTTCCACATTGCTACACTTTCACAAAATAAAAATAAAAACATATGCCGATTCAGTTAAAATCGACATACTAACATACGCAAACTTCACATCGCCTTGACTATCTACTTGGCTTTATTTGCAGCGATTTTGGCGCCACACTCAGCGATTTTGGCGCCACTCGCAGCAATTTTGGCTTCATTCGCAGCTTTTTTGGCGTCATAAGCAGCTTGTTTGGCTTCATTAGCAGCGATTCTGGCTTCACGTGAAGATTGTTTGGCGCCAATATCAGCGACTTTGGCTTCAATAGCTGCCTGCTTGGCGTCATTAGCATCCTGTTTGGCTTCATTAGAAGCGATTCTGGCTTCCATAGCATCGAGTTTGGCTCCCCAACCAGCAACGAGTTTGCCATAAGTATACATGGTTGTCTTCACGTCTCTTGTTGTCTTGTTGCTTGTCCTTTTCAAATACTTAATTTACTTTTATTAATAGCGAAGTTCATTTTTTTTTTACAATATAGGCGCAAGATAAAGTATAAAAAACAAGTTGTCTCAAAGACACACTTGTTTTTCGCTACCACATTGCTACACTACCTCTACCAAATCCCAATTACCAATTACCAATTACTAAATACATCTACATTTTTGTTTTGTTTTCGTTTTTTGTTTTTTGCCAAAGTACTATTTACAATCTACCTACCGTAAGCTAACTTAAACAGCCATCTGTTGCTCTTGTTCGCTACTTCGCTTCTTCGCTTCGCGACTCTCTATGTACGCCTTCTCCTGGCGCATTCTCATTGCAACTAAGAAGTATCTTGAGTTCAATCTATCAGCACGCTCCCTCAAGATCTCACTGACAATATCAAACTTCTTATTAGCACCAGTACAGTAGAAATCAATGCCTTTAATGCAATGTATAGACTTCCACAATGACTTGTCCTTTTTCGCAAAATCACTAAAACTCCACTCACCAGTGTAAGTAGAGCCACTTGGCCACACGAATGTTCCTTCTCCTTCCATACTCCTGTACCTCATGCTACCAGTGTAAACACAACCACTCGGCGACTTCATCGTTACTTGACCATGTTCTTCTACCCAATTTCGAGTAAGTTCTCTACCATCTGCCCATGTCGTAGTTCCTTGTCCCATCCTACTGGAATCATGCAATCCAGTAAATACTTTTCCATTTGCCAATGTCAACGTTCCTTGTCCATGCATCCGTCCATTTATCCATTCACCTACATAGGTTGAACCGCGTTCTGGGTCATTTATCACCCTTGTTCCATGCCCGTGCATCTTCCCATTTCTCCATTCGCCCACGTAGGATAAGCCATGTTCTGGGTCCGGATTCACCCAGGTTCCATATCCATGCATCTTCCCATTCACCCAGGTCCCTGATTGCGTCAGGCCATCAGGATTACCCACGTGCTTGCCATATGTCAACGTTCCTTGACCATGCATCTGGTTTGCTGCATTTCTCTCTCCAATATACGACGCAGAATAATCTCCAGCCACAATAAGCATTTTAGAATGTGATTTGCAAATCGGTGTAATGGTAATGTAGTATGCCCGAATTCACTTTTTTAATTATGTCGAAAAAACAAGTTGTCTCAAAGACACACTTGTTTTTTCGCTTCCACATTGCTAAACTACCCTACTAAATACTAAATACATCTACATTTTTGTTTTTGTTTTTGTTTTTTGCTCAAGTACTATTTACAAACTATTTTACAATCTAATATACAGGCGCTGAGGCCTCAGCTTTTTCCACGCGAATGCTCTCTATGTACCTTGCTTTCTCGCGGTTTCTCAAGATGCCCAAAGAGTATCGTAACTCCAGTTGTTCACTTCTCCTCTTCCGTTCTACACTCGTCTTCATGAAATCGCTGATAGTATGAAAATACGAGTCAATGCTTTGATCATTGATCGTATCGGTCATGTCGAAGTTGATAGAGAATTCCTCCTCGAGTTTGTCTCTACTCCACTTACCTTCGTACGTAGAGCCATCAACCCACTCGAATGTTCCTTCTCCTCTTATGGTTTCTACACACAAGCTACCTCTGTAGACGTCGCCCTGTGGTAATCGTATTTTCACATCCTCACTACTCGTAATGAAATCATGATACCAAGTACCACTGACTTCCATGCCGTTTCGCCACACCATAGTTCCTTTTCCATTCTTTCCATGATTGATGAATTCGCCCGAGTATGAGATACCGAAATGGGTTGGCAATGTAAACACTCCTTCTCCTTCGTAGCTATCGGACACCCATTGGCCATAGTATATAGAGCCATCTTCTAACCTTTCTTCGCCGAAACCGTGTCTTTTATCGTGCTTCCATTGACCACTGTACTCCGAACCGTCTGGAGACGTCAACGTTCCTTGCCCGAATCGTTTGTTGAACTCCCAGTTACCAAAGTACATTGTGCCTGATCGCCACACCATAGTTCCCTGTCCACATCGTTCGTTGAACTTCCAGTTGCCAGCGTATGACTTGCCCGATGGCCACGTCATAGTACCTCTATGCTTCATGTCATTGACCCAGTCACCACGGTATATCACGCCATTTGCCAACCTTTCTACACCGTAACCGTGCCTTTTGCCGTTCTTCCACGCACCTGTATAGGTGTATACACCAGTTCGCCGCTCGATCGTGTAGATACCTTGACCATGATACTCTCCAGCCTCGTTGGTGTGTCCTACGTAGCTGGATGGGTTAGTCATTGATTGTTGTGTTGCTTTTGGACGCAATAAATTGTTGCGTAATAAATTATAAGATGCCCAGATTCATTTTTTAGATTTAAAAAAAACAAGTTGTCTCAAAGACACACTTGTTTTTTCGCTTCCACATTGCTACACTAACCTACCAAATCTACCAAATCCCTACCAAATCCCAACTACTAAATACATCTACATTTTTGTTATGTTTTTGTTTTTTGCTAACGTACTATTCTAACATACAGAAGCTGAGGCCTCAGCTTCCACGCGAATGCTCTCTATGTACCTTGCTTTCTCGCGATTTCTCAAGATGCTCAAAGAGTATCGTAACTCCAGTTGTTCGCGCCTCCTCTTCCGTGCTGCACTCGTTTTCATGAATTCGATGATGGCAGGAAAATATTCGTCGAGGGTTTCATGATCAATACCGTCATCCATGTCGAAGTTGATCGAGAATTCCTCCTGGAGTTGGTCTCTACTCCACTGACCTGTGTACTTCGAGCCATCAACCCATTCGAATGTTCCATATCCTCTTACAGTGAATACACCCAAGCTACCTCTGTAGACATCACCCTGTGGTGATATTATCTTTGCATCAAAACTATTATTAATGGAACCATGATACCAAGTACCACTAAATTGCATACCGTTTAGCCACGTCATAGTCCCTTGACCATGGTACTCTCCATACTCATTGGTTTGCCCTACGTAGTTAGTCATCGATTGTTGTGTTGCTTTTGGACGCAATAAATTGTTGCGCAATAAATTATAGATATGCCCGGATTCATTTTTTAAAAAAATACTTACTCTTAGTTTACCCGCGTGTAGTTTGCATAGGCGCAGAGTCTAGGAAGTTTCGGAGTTATGTAAACATCAAGTCGTACACAAGAACTCCATTTACTACTGAGCCATACCTCGGGCACATGGCAGTCAAGCATAGATGCATAGCGTCGTGCATCTATTTCACTTACTGCTGTTATGTGAAGTACGTGGCATTCACCTGGTTTACCAAAGTCTCCAAGGCGAGTTAACTGCCAATGAACATTAGTGATAGGCAATATAGCATTGCCTTGCCAAAGACTGTTATTAAAATAACTCCAATCTTCGCGAATCCGAGGAACATTGGTGATCCAACGAACACCCCACTTCCACAGTCTCTCTTTCTTGTTCATTATTATGTCTCTAGTGTACCGTTGTCTATTCACACTGATGAGAATAAACTGGCCGCTTGTTGCTATCACGGAAACGAACTCGTTTGCTTTGTGTAAGGCATCCAAGAGACATTGGCTGGGTTTACCCTGAGTCTCTAACATGTACAGGTCGTGCAAATAGGAACTCATCTTATGTTACTTTCAAGTAGTTCGGTAATTTTGAATCGATTGTTATTTTCATTTTTTATTTGGTACTGGTTCTGGTACTTAAAAAAAACAAGTTGTCTCAAAGACACACTCGTTTTTTTCGCATCCACGGCGCTACCTGCTAACCAATAACAGATACAATGTCCATGTCCACTAAATTCTCTGTCGTTTGGCCACGCGATGGTTGTCTTCCACTTCCACAGGCATGTCACGATCCCAGGTGCCGGTAATTGTTGACCTGTCTGACAACGTCATTGTTCCTTCTCCTTGCATCATGCCATCTGCCCAGTTGCCCGTGTATACCACTCCATTTGACCACGTCATTTTTCCTTCTCCATACATACTGTTTCTGTCCCAGTTGCCAGTGTATGACTTGTCTGACCACGTCATTGTTCCTTCTCCTTTCATCATGTCACGATACCAGAATCCAGTAAATGACCTGTTTGACCACGTCATTCCATGCCTCTGGCCACCTGACCACGTCATTGTTCCTTCTCCATGCCTCTGGCCACCTGACCAGTTGCCAGTGTATACCGCTCCATCTGACCACGTCATTGTTCCATGTCCTTGCTTGACGCCATATACCCAGTTGCCTGTGTATGTATTCTCATCAGCCTTCGTCTCCGTCCCATGTCCATGCAGTGTCCCATTCACAAAGGTACCACATCTCTGCAGACCTGTTTGTGTGTAGAGACCTAGACCATGATACTCCCCTCTCTCGTTGGTTTGTCCTTGGTAACTCGACATGTTTGTACGCAATGTAAGTTGTTGCGTAATAAATTGTACTATGCCCGAATTCATTTTTTTTTCTCAGTGAAATATACTGAACGTATTAAATTAATTTAAAAAAATGTAATTATTAAAAATTAATATTCGTCAATTGGATAACAATCATAGCAAATATATGTGTTCCAACGTATATCTCCGCGTTTTTTATTTTTTTTACACTCTTTACATGTAATATGTAATATTTTAGAAAAAATACATTTTTTAATCCAATCTTCATCCCATAATTGTTTTTTAATTGTATAATAAATTATATTAGCAATTTGTTGTTCTGTTATTTGTGGATATATAATTTCTTCCCACACCTTTGCTTCAATCATTCCATCAAAAAAGGTTTCAATATTGTTCATTATTTCGAAACCGGTATCTTGTGCAAATGTTTCATTACAACCAAGAGATTTTAATCCCCTTTCAATAGAATCCGGTATAAACAAGAAGGAAGCGTAATCATTAGTTAATAATCCTTGGTAACGCATACGGGTATATTCTAATGTATCTTTAATTACCGTATCATCAATATCTTTCTTTACATCTTTGAGAATTTTATTTAATGCAATTTCAAATTCTTCAATGCTTTCAAATATAACTTTATTTTCAGCCGACATTATATTTATTTAATAATTTAAAAAAATTACGTATTTTTACTCGGGTTTTCAGTTACTTTACTTTCTGCTGTTGTAGTGCCACCACTTGTTGTTGTTGTAGCGTGTTTAAAGTTATTGTACTTTATGATGTTTTCTATTAGTTGTTCTTTGGTTGCGTGGTAGTATTTCTTTATTGCTCTTTCTTTACAGTATTCTTGAAGTTCGCCTCTCGAACATGACATAAGTTTGCTTCTTAATTCAAATTCCATTTTTAAAATAAACAAAGAATTTTTTCACAAAACAATGTTAAGTGGTATATTTTGGGCAGATGATACTTGTGATCAGGAAACCCTTCTTTACTTTAACACTCGCGGTGTCTTCTTAAAGGCAAATAGAATTTCCATTGAACGGAGTCTTATGTGGTTACGAAAGAACGTATTTTCAAGAAAAAAATATGGTTATTGCATCAAGGAGTTCATAAGGACAAACAGAAGTTTGAACCGATTTGCAGAAAAAAAATTACGTAATTCTGTCAAATATTGGAAAAAGGAAGGAAGAATGCGTATTAACTTAGACATATTCTATAAAGAATGCGGGTTATCTTTTGATTTACAGCAATTAGTGAAGTCCTTTGTTTTCAATGACATGTATAACGACACAGACAATGATTAGTATGGCCAACTATTACTCAACGTTTCTTTTTTACTTAAATTTTGAAGAAACCTGTAATGGCTGAGAATTGTTTTTACTAGATGGTCTTTTCCTGACCCAGATTTAACTTCTAAATTATTGTGAATGCAAAAGGAAAATAGGTCATCTTTCTGACAATCTTGTAATTTGTTTTTAAGCGCTTTCTTTTTTTCTGGCATTTTTTATTTAAAGACACTTTTAATTGTATATCTAAGATAAAGGTAATATGTCTATATGTTACAACTGTAACGTAAAAGGCACGAGAAATAATAATGTGCGGTTTCATGTGTTAACTGAGCGTCTAATATGTCATGATTGTTCTGTGAATGAGCCGGACTATAAAATGATTACTTTGAGCACTTTGAAATCGGAATATTCTTTGTCTCCAAAAGAGATACTACAATTAAATTGCGTACGCGTAGAAAATCCCCGTTATCGGAATTCATCTCCTATGAGGTTGTATTTAGAGAAGGATGTTAAAGTGATGCATGCAGAAAAGCAGCAATTACTTGAGAACTTACGAAATGAGCGTCTAGAGCAAAGAACTGTTTTACTGGAACGGAATGGCATTATACCAGAGAATGTGGTAAACGGTGATATTTATTGGGAAGAGGTTATTGGTGATTACCTTAATGTTAAAATTGGTACTCCAAAGCGAAGTCTGAAACGAGTCGTACTTGCTTACACCGCAGCAAAACGTATGAGTGATGAATGCACATTCCAAAAGGTCAGTTTATTACCTTATTTTATTAAATATCCCAATGAACCAGCTCCAAAGATTGTTCATAAAGCGTTGACAAAGACAAAGCTGATACTTCACGTCTTCAATCTTAAAGCGGATACAATTGCATCTTATTTGTCTCGAGAAGACCAAACGAACTGGATTGAGAGTAATAAAAATGCAGAATATGCTACGTATTTGACAAGTAGTCAAGCAGTTGTAATGGATACTATTAAGAAACGTTTACTTAGACAATTGCCAGATCTTGATATTAGTGTAATTTTTAGTAAATATCGTAGTGATCTAAGTACAACTAGGAAGTATTTCACACATCCAAAATATGGAGTTGATAATACAGTAGAAAAAATAGTTTCTAACATGAAGTTGACTGACGCAGAAAGACAAATTTTGCTTGAAAATGAAATGCAAAAGTGGGGACTGGATATAAGAAAAGATTCTAGTTTTTGTAAAGATTTTATATCTGGAAATACATTAGCTGAAGTAGATGAAGTAGCAGCTACAATGGCTTTAACAGCATGGCTTTTTTCATTTTCACATTTTGCATGGAGTAAATTCCGGTTTAGTTTTGAGGATAAAATGAAAGAATTAGTGTTTAAAAAACAATATTCGTGGGCAGATGCTTATGAAAAAATAACTACAAATAAAGTTAACTTTCGCCAATGCGAAAATATATCGTATAGATACAATACTTACCAGTTCTATGATGAGGACTTTGATGAATTCTAAATGAAATTAACATGAAATTAATTTGTGATGTTAAAGTAAAAATGGCAACTGACGAGCAAACGACGACTCCCTTTGAGTTTGCTTTACAAGTATTTAATACAATTACTCCTGTAGAACGACAGCCTGAAGTAAAAGTTCCAGAGCATATTAAAAAGGTGGATATAAGTGATCCGGATGCTATGAAATACTTGAGTGTACAAGACAATGAGTCACTTAAGGAGCTTAATGATATTTTTGCGGAATCATTTAAGGATATCTTGGACGATGATAAGATTACCTTATCTGATATTCCAGCTTTCTTGCGGTTGATACATAATGTATCATTGAAGATGAATGATTTCAATGAGAAAAAGGTGGCTGTGTTTGAAGTGTCTCGTTTAACAATTATTGCGTTTTTACGAGTATCTATAAGTATCCTTTGTGAAATGATTCTAACGGATGCACAATTCAAGATGGTTTTTGAAATATTGGACATCGCATTTGATTTAGTAACAGTTAAAATTGAACCTATTATTAAGAAGAGTGGTTGGTTTAATTCTTGCATGGGTAAAAGTAGTTAACTTTTATTTCTTAAAAAGCACAATCGAAGTAAAGTAAATATCCAAAATGAATCCTATGACAAAGAATAATAACATAAAACATTCCACGACGTTACTGGGTCCCTTGTAAATATAATAAATAATACACAGAGCAAAACTCGGGATTGCGAGAATATCTCCTAGTTGCGCGTAATTCAAAGTCCTCATTTAAATTAATGGCATTTTATTTATTTATTTGTGGTTAACTGAAATCTGATTCATCTGAATATGAAAACCTTAACTCAAACACACTGCCCCCTTTGTCTTTTATGTCGAACAAAGTAGAGTGCTTGCAGTTCTCATTTCTTCTTTCAAAGAAGTCTCTGTTTTCCATGATAAGGTGTATAATATCGAAAGTACAAAAAAAAGTTTCGTTGTCTTTAAGAGTGATTACTTTTTCAAAGACGTCATTACATTGGCATTCCGACACCACTGTAATACTCTTATTATAACTTATTGGTAAATATAAATCATTTGATTCAACTTCTAGACACACAGGGCAATTTGGGAATGTGTCATCTAATGTAATTCTGTTTTCTAGATACTCTAAGTACTCTGAATCAGATAATTCTGAAATACTAGAAACTGTTTCAAGCTCTTCTGTTGTTACAAGCTGTATAGTTTGAGTGTTGGGTTGGATGTTAGGTGCACACATATATTTAGAAGTGAGCTTAGGGTTAGTCAACAGAAAATTCAAACTTAAGTGTTAAATTTTAATTTTTTCAATTACTATTTTTTAATTTTTTTTCAATTACTTCAAGAACTGTTGATTTATTATTTAGACTGTTCTTTTTCCTATCTTTTTGTAATAATATTAATAACTTTTTGGTAGTTTCAATATCTAATTTATTAATATATTCTATTAATTCTTCCTTATCTTTTGATTTATGTATATGTTCAATTATTTCTTTAAGTAGTTGAAATTCAGTTTTAGCGATATTTCTTTTATTTGTCGAATTTTCTATTTTTGTTTTTGTAGGATTTTCTATTTTTGTCGAATTTATTTTAAACAATAAGCCTTTTGCAAGTAAATGTTCACTCGAGTATACTGTTGGAAATAGTACTAAACATTTAGACGTATCATCTAATAAATTTATAGGAGTCATATATTTTTTTTGATCGAAATCTACTAAAGTACCCCATTCATTGATAGATAATTTTACATCTTCCACTTCAACTAAATCACGCCGGGTAGTCCTTGGAGAATAGTATCTGAGTAATGCAAAAGTAGAAAGTAGAATGTGTATGTATTCGCTAATTGTTGGTTTCTCGGTCTCGAAAGTTATACTAGTATTTGCCCTAATATATTGATTAATAATATCAGAAATAAGATAATCTACATATTTGTTTTTTTCGCGTAGTTTAGATTTATATGTAGATACAATAATTTTGATATCATCATCATCAATTTTTTCAACAAAATCTTCGACCAATTTCATAACTTTCCGACAATTAGAATAATATTTCATTTGATTGCTATTTTCGAACTCATTTTCTATCTTATCTACCCTCTCATTATTATAAATCTTGAATAATGAATTTCTTAGTTTCTCAACTAAAAAATAAATTTTTAACGGTGTCATTACTACGACGGGTTTATCAAATACTTTATTTGAAGTTAAATATAATTTTAATTTATCACGTTCGCTTTTAGGGTCTCCTGTTATATAATTTGGTTTTAGATTTTGTATACTACCCTCCCAGCCTTTTTGTACATTTTGTTTTATTGATCGGTATAAGTCTTTTTTTTTATTTTCTTCTCCACTTTCCTGTTTGGTTGTAGATTCAGACTTAGAGTTTAATGTTTCTTTTGTAGGATTTTCTGTTTCTGTGTTTGTAGGATCAGCTGTTTCTGTTGTAGACTTTGCTGTTTCTGTTTCAAACAATAATCCTTTTGCGAGTAAACCTTCCTTCGAGTATACTTTGGGAAATATTACTTTATAATTAGAATCATCATCATCGAATTGATTTATAGGATTCTTTATAGGAATCATATAGTTTTCTGTATCAAACCTTACTATACTATCCCAGTCATTGGTAGATAATTTTAAATCTTCTGAATAATATCTGAGTAATGCAAAAGTTGAAATTAGATTGTCTATGTATTTTATACTTGTTAACTTTCGGGTATCGAAAGTTATACTGGTATCATCCTTAATGGATTGATTAATATCAGAAATAAGATAATTTACATATTGCTTATATTTAACACTATCTGGTTTTTTTAGTACTTTAAAAGATTTAGACACAATAATTTTGATATCATAATCATCAATGTTTTTTTCAACAAAATTTTCGACCAATTTCATAACTTTCAGACAATTTAAATAATATTTCATTTGATGACTGACCGCTAAATCCTCTAAATATATTTTCATTAATGAATCTTTTAGTTGACCAACTAAAGACTTAATTTCTTCTTTTTTCATTACTAGGCCTTTAGTAAATGCATCAAGTTTGGTGAGATATAATTTTAAAATGTCACGTTTGCTTTTAGGGTCTTCCGTTTGATTATTTGGTTGTAAATTAATACGTTGTGGTGGTTGTGGTGGTTGTGGTGGTTGTGGTGGTTGTGGTGGTTGTGGTGGTTTTTGTTCAGATTGGTCTCTTTGTCTGGTTGTAGATTCAGACTTCGAGTTTAATGTAGGATTTGTTGTTTCTGTTTTTGTCTCATCCATTTTAAACAATAATCCTCTTGCATATAAATCTCCACTCAAGTATACTTGTGGGAATATTACTAAACATTTAGACTTATCATTTATTAGAAAGTTTATAGGATTCATATAATTTTTTCTATCAAAATCCACATAGCTATCCCAGTCATTGGTAGATAATTTTAAGTCTTCATCTTTAACTAAACCACGCCTGGTAGTCCTTGGAGAATAATATCTGAGTAATGCAAACGTTAAAATTAGATTGTATATGTATTGTTCCACATTTGTTCTACTTGTTCGTTCCTCGGTTTCGAAAGTTATACTAGTATTTGCGTTAATATCTTTATTAATATCAGAAATTAAATGATTTATGTATTCATTATACTTATCTGGTTGGTGTTTTTTAAAAATTTGAGATACAATAATTTTGATTTCATCCTCATCAATGTTTTTTTCAACAAAATTTTCGACCAATTTCATAACTTGCCGACAATTGAAATAATATTTCTTTTGATCAATATTTTCGGACTCGTTAAAAATATCCAGTAATGAATATCTTAATGTATCAATTAAATTACTTATTTCACCCTGTATCATTGTATTGCTGGCGATATTAAATGATTCGCGTGAAGTGAAATATAATTTTAATTCATCACGTTTGCTTTTAGGGTCATCTGTTTGATTATTTGGTTTTAAATAAATACTTTGTTGTTGTGGTGTTTGGTTTATTGGTTCTGCAGCTTGGTCTTTTTGTCTGGATGTTTTATCTAAATTTTCTTCTCCACTTTCCTGTTTGGTTGTAGATTCAGGGAAATTTATGTAAGCTACCAAACCTTTTGAATTTACACGCGTATTATCATAATTATATATTATTGGAAATAGTACAAAACATTTTTTAGATATGTTAACATCATTTTTTAAAGTAGAAGTAGAAACAGGACAAAGAATTGGGTCTATATAATTATTATCATAATCCACAATACTCTCATTTACATTTCCCAATACATCAAAAGAGACATTTATTGTGTTTTCAGAATATTTTTTGGTAAATGAAAAAATTAAAATACACGTTTTAATTAGTTTTTCCAAATTATTTTTTCCCTTTGTCAATATACAATCGATAATTTGTGTATCAAAAGCAATATCTTTACTATTCGTAATAGAGTTAATTATGTCATTAACTTGTTTGTTTAATTTAACAGGATCCTTTGTTGTGTTCATACCTTCTGTAATTGTATTACTATCAAAAGTAGTATATACAAATTCTTTAATTACTTTTAGTAAATATTGAATATTTAAATATACTATTATTTCATTTTTCGAGCTAATATTAATATCTATTACTTCAAATATGTCTTGAATACAATCGTTTAATTGAACGGAAATGAGTTTACTAAATTCTAGTTTATTAATTAAATTACTTCCTATATCTAGGAGTCCTTCATTAATTTCATTGTCACTCACTAATATATCTGCCCGTTTATTTTTAAGTACTTCTACAACAGTTGCTTTATTATCGGGATTAATTAATTTGATATATTTGTTTTCTTCATTTAGTATTTTTAGTAACTTCATAGAAGTTTCTGTATCTAATTCATTGATATATGCTCTTAATGCTGTTTTATCTCTTGATTTATATCTCTTATTTATATATTTAATTATTTCTTCAATCCCTAGCATTTTATTTTCACTTGCAAGTGGCATTTGTTGTTGTAGGATATGTGAATGTAATAATGGGTTATATGCCATTCCATTCATTTCTATTGGTGATTCTTTATTTACATATTTTGTAATGTCATTTTTGGTTTTTACTAGATTTTCTTTACCAGCTTCCCAACCCAGTTGGACATTTTGTTTTACTAGTTCTAGGTCATCTTTTGTTTTTACTAGATTTTCTTTACCACCTTCCCAACCCAGTTGTACATTCTGTTTTACTAGTTCTAGGTCGTTTTTTGTTTTTATTAGATTTTCTTTTCCACGTTTTAAACTTAGTTGTACATTTTTTTCTATTGGTTCTAATGATTTGTATAGATTTTCTTTTCCACGTTCCCATTTAGTTGCAGGGTTTATTTTTATCCAGATATTTGTATCAAATACTAATCCACGCGCGAATAGTTTTTTATCCCAATAAAGTCTTGGAAATACTAAAAAACATTTTTGAGGGTCCCTAAGGCCATTCGCAGGATGATCGTAATACTGACTATCATAATCTACAATACTATCATTAATATTCCAGTCATCAGTAGATAATGTCATATTTGAGTAGAATCTGATAGATGCAAAAGTATAAATACATAATTTAATGAGATTGTCTATGTTTTTTTTAAATTTTGACGTATTGTTATCAAAAGTTATATCGGTATCATCCTGAATGGATTGATTAATATCAGATATAAAATAATTTAAGAATTTTTTTAAATTATATTGTTGATCAATTGTTTTATTAGAAGCATCTAAAGAATTTGAGTTGTATATAGCATCAAGAAAATGTATAATAATTCTAATGTCATCATCATTCATGCGTGTTTCAACAAATTGTTTGATTAATTTTACGACTCTTTGACAATTAGAAAAACATTCTTCTTCTTTTTTGCCATTGTTTAACTCATCTGTTAAAATATTTCCCAAGTAACGACTGATATTTCGATGACCGATATGTAAATATCTCAGAAACAGTGATTTCTTGTCGTCAGTTGGCCGAGACGGTAAGTTCTCGTTTACAATTGTAAGAGACGGTAAATTCTTGATTAAATATAATTTGAAATTATAACGGTTCTTGTTAGTTTCACTACTTGATTGTACTTTTTTTTTTACTTGTTCTATTGAATTGTCTATTTCTCGCGAGAGTATTTTTATGGATTTTCCCACCTTTCGCACTACCTTTCCAGTCTTTCTTTCCACCCTTCGCCCCATTCGCTCCAACTTGTTTACTAAAATTGATTCAAGTATATCTCTTTCTTCAATGATCTGGTCTTTTAATGACAGCGAATCGTGCCCAGGGGGCAATAATTTTTCTATATGGGGGTGAGTCTTATAGAAATTTTCATTAAAGTGCATAAGTGAACTCGAAGTGTCTAAATCGTTGAGATTCACACGACTCACCCCCCCTATTTCTGAAAGTAAAATTGTGTCGTCTAAGAATTTTATAATTGTTTTGTCAGGTTGGTCTTCTATCTTTGCACAAATATTGTGATAATGATACAAATTAAAAATCTCATAAGTGTATTTATTTGAATTATTTGCAACAGCCTTAAGTATGTCGTTTGTGAATACTATTTCTTCTTGTTGTAAAGGTGTATTGAAAATATGATATAATACATTGCAATTACCATTACCATTACCATTACTTTCTAAACTGTTGTTATTATAACAAACTGAAAGGTCAAAAAACTCAATCAATTTGTTGAAATTTTTAATATACAGCCATTTATCTATACTGCTTTTGTGTAAATTAAATGAACGTAAGCATATCAAATGCAATAATTTAGAAGTGTGGTCATTTGTTGTTATGTTGCCGTAGCTGTCTATTATTTGTTTGATTTTGTCTTCTTGTAAGGTACAATCGAAGTGCACTGGGAATGCAGAGAATACTATTTTTGATTCCTCGGAATTTCTCATCCATGCGCTTATAAAAGTATAAAACGAATTAGTTTTGTCAATTAACGTGTTGGTAGTTTCTAACTCCCATAATTTTTCGATAGTTGTGTTAAGTACAATTGGAATATTATTTGTAAGAAGTTTTATGATTTTCAGTGTATTTTCATTGTCTATTTGATAGATTGTTTCATTACAGTAAATAGGAATAAAGCGAGCATCAAAATCAACATCGTCTTGTAAAAGTCCTGATAATGAGCACAGCTCTTTTAATTTATAAATTCTGTCTAAATAGTCAACATTGTCAAGCCAACCACCTTGTTTAGTATTGGTGTCTTGGTAAATTATGAACATTAAACTAGGAAGCCATTTATGTAAATTCGAAATATTTTCTATAGGAGGATTGTCTATTATGACTTTTTCTATTTCGTTTACAGGCGAATTGCACTTAATTATATTATAAAGGAATAGCATACGCTGAATTTGATTATCTACTTCTTCAATATATGCTTTTTGGTTAATTTTATTAAATTGTTTATCGTCATTAGCTGTCACAAGATTTTCAACACATTTTTTATAGAAATCAACATGCACTGTAGGATCTAATTCAGTAATCTTATTTCCACCATTTTTTTCTTTGAAGTAGTATTGCCTTTTATTTTTGTTATAATCAACAAGTATACTGTCTTGTAATTGCTTAATTAAATCCAGTAGTAATGTTTTCGTTTCATCACTAACCGTATCGTTATTTGTTAGCTTAAACTCATTCACGGTTTTAATTACTGTTTCTGTAGTCGCGTTATTTTCAATTAAATGCTTCAGTATGCTTTCAATGTCCATTGTTTTTTCTAAAGAACCTGCTTCACCAGTTTCATTTGAAAAATTTACTAAGTTTGCGAAGTAAGAAATTATTTCTTGATATATTGTAGCATCTTGTTTATTGTGTTCTTTTTCAACACTTTTGTCAATCAAGCTTACAAAAGTTTGTACCGTAGGCTGCCCTATGTCTTCCGCTACAATGGAAATAATTTTATCATCATATTGACTGTTTGATGAAAGTATGTCTTCTTTTGCTATACGCATCCATATATCATGTGAATTCTTTTTCTTTATTAATTCTTCTTTGTGTTTAGAAACGAACTTTCGTAATGTTTCCCTTGCATTTCCAGATCTACCTTCCTGCTTCTCTTCTCCCGCCGTCACTTTCTCCGCAGCCGCCACTTCCTCCCCGGCCGCCACTTCCTCCCCGGCCGCCACTTCCTCCCCGGCCGCCACTTCCATTTCATCACTTTCGACCCTACTGCGATGACATCTGCTTCCTACTTCGTGCTTTTCTTCTTCAGCAGTTACTTTCTCCGCAGCCGTCACTTCCATTTCATTACTTTCGACCCTACTGCGATGACATCCGCTTCCGACTTTACTTTCATCTTTTATTGCATCATTCAGTAATGTGATATACATAGTTCTTATATCAGTTAATGTTTCCTTTCCTTTTTGTAATGTTTCCTTTCCTTTTTGAAATATTTCTTTGGCTTTTTGACCGAAAGTTCGTTTTTCTTGATTTGGACCCTGGTGTTGACTCGTACCTTGTGATTGTTGTTGACTTGTACCTTGTGATTGTTGTTGACTCGTACCTTGTGATTGTTGTTGACTTGGACCTTGTGATTGTTGTTGACTCGTACCTTGTGATTGTTGTTGACTTGTACCTTGGTGTTGACTTGGACCTTGTGATTGTTGTTGACTTGGACCTTGTGATTGTTGTTGACTTGTACCTTGTGATTGTTGTTGACTTGTACCTTGTGATTGTTGTTGACTTGTACCTTGTGATTGTTGTTGACTTGTACCTTGTGATTGTTGTTGACTTGAACCTTGTTGTTGACTCGTACCATGTGATTGTTGTTGACTTGTACCTTGGTGTTGACTTGTACCTTGGTGTTGACTTGTACCTTGTTGTTGACTTGTACCTTGGTGTTGACTTGTACCTTGTGATTGTTGTTGACTTATACCTTGTTGTTGACTTGTACCTTGTCGTACGTTAGCCTGCTGTGTGTACATACTAGCTCCAAATAAATCTTCATCTGTTTGCATACTATTTTCATAACTGTAAGTCATGTTTTGGGTAGCAATTAAAACTATAGTTATTGTAACTGCCAATACTATAGATGTAAAAATAGCCAATATCATTTATTATTTGATATCTTTTTTTTTGTATGGCGTTTTACAAATCAATTACACATTTACCATTTGGTTTGTGTCTTGTTCTAAATTTTGCCAGAATTGAGTTAGGATCTTGGCGGGAACTGGTAGTGGTAGTATTTAAAGACATTGAATTTCGATAAGTATCTTCTCCTCCACCAAAATTTCCACCAAAACTTCCATTACCATTACTATTTCCATTAATATTACTATTTCTATTTCCACCGAAATGGCCATTTACATTTCGCTTGTTGTCACCGCTTTCATTAATTTTCCATTGAAATGTGCTACCACTACCACTACCACTTGCATTTTTGCTTTTTTCTTGGTATTTATTTGGTGTTCCGTCTAGTTTATATTCTAATAGCATGATAGGATCCCATGATATAAAAATTTTGTTTGAAGAATTCCTCAAGATTATTGAAAGAAACCCGCGCTTGCGCAAATCGTTAACTACGTGGGTAACGCATCGGCTTACATCATATATAGGAAGTCCAATAGTAAAAATCGGGACTTCAAAAATGACTGACATGATATTATTTTTTGACGTTCTCCATATTTTGTTGAGACACCGATTCAATATAGTGTCAAAAACCTGGAGACGTTTGTGTTTTTTATCTTGCATATCTCTGTACAGATCGTAAACTGTTAAGCGATTATCATCAGGAATATTAGATACAACTAGACTTAAATTACCGTTACTGAGCATGGTCCTTTTATCTTGTGGGCGTTTTTTTATCATTAAAAGTTCTAACGTAACGTAAAGAAAATGTGCTTTAAGAACCTTGTATTAACCGGTTCAAATCTTAAACTGTTTGCTTTACTTGGTAGCCTACAGCACCTCGAAACAAAAAATCAATTAATTTCTTTCACTTCTTTTATTGGTTCTTCATCTGGTTCATTAGTTGCTTTTATGATTACACTTGGATACACTGTAAGCGAAATGAAACAAACCATAATAGATTACGCAAAGTTGGATAATTTTTTTAAGTTAAATATCGAGGATGCTTTATCAATAGTAGAAACTTATGGATTAGATAATGGGGTAAAATTAGAATTTCTATGTAGAGAAATCTTACAAAAGAAGTTCCCTCATATGCGAGACATTACTTTTCTGGAACTGTATGAAAGATCGGCGAAGGATTTAATTGTCTGCGGATCTAACATAACAAAAATGAAGCTTGTGTATTTTAATTACCTAACACATCCAAATTTTAGTGTGATAGATGCATTAGGCATATCAATGTGTGTCCCTATACTTTTTACACCAAAGATTCTAGATGGTGATTACTACGTTGATAGTGGTGTATTTAACAATTTTCCAATGACATATTTTGATCCAAAGCAAACCTTAGGCATCAATATTATAGATATATCAACCAGTACCCAACAGTTAACACCTGGAAAGATGAATTTCTTTCTGTATCTTAAGATGTTATTTCGTGCAATGATGCATAATAATGAAGATACCTATAATGATTACAATGTATGCAATTTGGAGATAATCGAAAAGAAGTTCTTTGTTTCATTAACGGAATTATCTTTGATAACAGACACTGATACATTTGAAGATTACTACAATCAAGGCTTCCTACAGAGCTTAAACTTCTTTACCAGACTCTTCTGAAAGACCCGGATTTCTTGCGGGGCAAAATTGAGGGGTTGGGACGTCCTTTAAGTATTCTGTTACTTTACAATACAAAGCCTCGGCAGTTCTGTCACCATCATAAACTAATTTTGTACCATCTTTCTGGATAATAAGGATAGTTGGGAATGTAGAGATTTGGTTTTCAACAAACTTTTGTTGATCTCCGTCCTTCCCTTCATCATATATGTGAACATCTACAGATAATTTATTAGTTGTTACCATCTTTTGGAATTCTTGAAACTTAGGTAAGAAAAGAGAACAATGAGAGCACCACGTTGCTTTATACAACTCAACTTTTACTTCCGAGTCTTCGTAATCTTCATAAGTTTTCTTTGAGAAGAAGATAAACCAAATAAGAAGGATAAGTCCAGCAACAAGCGATGCGATAATAAATGGAAGCCAACTTACCATGATAATTGTATTTACTATAGAACCAGATATTTAAATTACAAATTTTACGATTTTTATGTGATTTAAGTAATTTAAGTAATCGTTGTAATTTAAGCTGTTTTTATTATATCACACCAAGGTAACAAACAACAAATGGAAATTGTGAGGTACTCAGTAGGCGATTTTTTAGTATGGAAAAATAAAGTAGAGATAGATGAAAAAACGAAAAAATATGTGGAAAATATTCTGAGTCCAGATTACTGTCAAGCTTATCAAGAGAACATTAAGGAGTATTTTAAGAATACTGCTGTTAAGAAGGAAGTTAAAAATAAAGTAAAAACATACCAAAATAAAGATAAAAGGAAGGTGTACTTTTCGTTTATGAACAAAATGTCTCCTGAAAATTATTCTAAAGTTATACTTCAGCTAAAGGAGTACGTTTCTCAAAAGTCAGTGTTTGCAACTGAAGACCTGCTATTACGTATATTTTTAGATGTATGGTGTTTTTGCTATCGCCAGCCTTGTTATTCGCATTTATACATTAAGTGTTTTTACATTGATTTGAAAGAGTTTACGCAAACACCTTTGATTAAAGATAATACGCAGAGTATTATAATTGAATTCTTAGATACATCATGGTCTTTTATACATACTAACAATGAAGACTATGATACTTTGTGTCAAGTCAATAAGGAAAAAAAACATTTTTTCGGCAAAATCAAAGCTCTTTGCGACATGTACAAATTACAAGTTATTACAGAGGACCTATTTAATACCCTGTATGATATTAAGGTTGACGAGTTCACACGACTGGAGGTTTACCAGATAATTCATGAGTTTTTCGGATTAAAAGAAGAAGTACTTGCTATAATAGATACAAAATATAAAACTGAAACGAATTTGAAGACAAAGTTTCAACTGCTGAATATTTTAGAAAAGCGACCGTTTAAATTTTAAGGAAGAATCCAAATTCAAAATTATTTTAAACAGTTTGATTTAGCTAATGGACATGTAAAATCGAACAAATTTAATACGTGTTTAAAGTGAATCAACTTTATTTTCTTTTAGTAAATGTTATATTAACATGGGTGTTTATCACAAAAATCAATTTGTCGTTTCCTATATAAGGATCTCAAAATGGTCCTCGAAACTGTATCTAGAGAATATGATTGTTGCTGATAACGATGATCTTCCCGGTATTCTACCATGTATTCATTTCCATAGGGTATCATTTCTTGTCCACCTGGATAAATACAAGGATAATAAAGAGAATTGTTCACTAAAAAATGGCTGTAAAAAACAGTATTTTTAAGAAGTCGTTTATCATTTTCTAAGTAATCGTATATACAATTATCAATTTCTGTGACAACTTTACCAAACAGTACTTTTTCTTGCATTTTTAATTAAATGTTTGTAACAAAAACTTAAATACTAAATTTTTGTGTCTTCTTCCTTTTGTTCTCTTAGTTCCTCCAAAAGTTCATTCATTAGTAACATTTTAAGGAGTTCGAATGTCAAAGTGGTTGATAATTAAATCCAGTTTTTTATCGACTGTATCTAAATTAACTTCTTTTTTTCCTTCATTTGGATCAATTGGTGGTAGTGGCGGTGTTGGTGGGGACTGTTGTTGCTGTGAAGGTTGTGGTGGTTCTTGTGGTGGTGGGGGTGGTGTGGTTGTTTTGTCTTCTTCGAAAGTTTCAATTTTTCTATTCTTAGAGAATATTCTTAGGAGGAAAATGAATATAATAAGAATAAAAGCGGAACTAATGATATGTTTTTTATTCATATTTTCTACTTTAGTATTTTTAAATATAAAAAGAAATTAAAATAATGTATTGTGAAGTTGCACATTTAATTATGAAATACCTTGATGATATCTTTAACGTTTTTAATTATATTACCTTTCAGCCGATTTCTCCTTCACAGACGAAGTGTTTAAATACAGCTCTATTAATGATACTTTTAATGACTGGTGTGGATGGCTTTAATAAGGTTGATAGATGTAGTGTTAAGAATATACGCATAAGGAACACTACAAGAGACGAATCTGTATCAAGTTTCAATACCTTTAAAAAGGATCTCTTAAGTAAAAAGTTTCCAAAGAAGGATAGATATTTGTATTATGTCATGATAACAGATGGATACATGAAAAGCAAATATGATACACTATACTTTCCGGGACATGTCTTCGTAATCGAGAAATACAAAGAAGACTCAAAAAATGTGCGTTTCAGACTGTATCAATCGTATATAAATCAGTATACGATGAAGGAGCATTTTGAAAAAGCAAGTTATAGTCATGAAATAACTAGTAAACTTAATTCCATTCTATCTGGCTTGGACAAATTTATAAATTCGGATGAATCCTTTAGTACAATTGATAATAAATTTTGGAAGTATCTAACATATATAGATCATGCAAAATATATAGGTTATCGCAAAAATGAGTTACAATTATGTTATCAAAGGGTAGAGGTAAGTGTTTGCTATAACTCTATTTTTAAGTTTAGTGAAGCTTGTTTAAAATCACTACAAGAGCCTTTAAATGTTAAACGAATTCCCACTGAATCTTGGAATAATATGCATACTTCATTAATTAAATTAAGAAATGAAGCCCGTACTTTGATCAAATAACGCTGTAAATCGGTGTTTTAAATGTTCAATGTACTACGTGAACCACCGCGTGTTTTTCTGCGTCTTGGTGAAGCTAAACCGGATATACTGACATTGTCTGGTAAATCTGATATATCTGATTCAGTCAGAGTTGACATTACTTCTAAATTATCTCTTTCTAATTTTTGTAAGATTTCGTCCATGTTAGTTGGACCACTCATTTTAGGAGCGTTTCCAGCGCTTCCTCCGTTTCCAGCGTTTCCCATTATGTTACTAAAAAATGTATTCATACTTTGAGCCTGAGGATTACCATTATTCGCCATAGTATTCATTGTGGCGCTTGCGAATTGTTTCATTAAATTAGGGTTCTGTTTGAATACTTGTTCTACACCTGGTAGCGAGCTCTTAAACATTGTATTTGTTAAATGGAACATGAATGCAGAGCCTGCAAGACTGAAAAGTAACCTTAATTCTGGAGCCATTGAACCGCTACCAGAGTACTTGTCATGCAATTCTTCGAAGATATCGTCGTACCCATTAATTTCTTCGTGAACATTTTCAGACCAACCATCAAGTTTTACACTAAATGGATCAAATTTATTATTCATGTACTCAACACCTGTGACAAGGCCAAGCAACATTTTGCGCTGAAAGAGAATGGAGTTGTCTATTTCTTTTTCGCGTACTATTTTCTCGTAGTCTGCAGACATTTCATCCAAGTCGCTGGCCATTGTATATAACTTGGGTAGCTTCACACCCTTTTTTTCCAGACGGTCAAACTGATAGAGCAATGTCTTTTTCTTGTTTAAACGGTCCTCTTCTATTTGTCTACGAGTCATATAAGGCCGTTCCTCTCTCTGCTGTGGCTGATACTTTGTTTTTTTCGGTTCAGCAATACTAACTTCGTCGTCGCTGAAATTACCTTTTGTGTTTTCTTCAACTTCTTCGTTACCATTACCTTGAACTTCTTCATTATCACTTACCTCACTTACATCAATATCACTGAACTGTTCATCATCTGCTAATTCAGGCTTATTTTTTTTGTTATATATTAAATCTAATCCGATGTCAGGAACATTTCCTAATGCGGTGTCGTCTCTAAGTTCTGCCATAATTATACTATTACTTTACTTTTTTAAGTATTAAATAAACGCTTAAATCATCGCTTACTTGATTTTTTTGAAGCGTCGCTTTTTAACGGTCTTCGCAGGTTTCGATGTCTTCGGCTTCTTCGGTATTCCAAAGAGTGCGTTGATCGCCATGAGAAATGTGTCACAAAGATCGTCCGCCTTGCCTTTGCCGCTAAGTAGAGGTGACCACAACTTGCATTGCTCTTCATTCAATTTATTTTCTAAGAACCACTTGGAGTATTGTATACTCAAGAACTTTCTCCGCGCGTAAGCACTTTTCAATTTACAAATAATTTCAGGACCATTATAGTCAACCTTCAACTTCGCAGAGGCTCTAACAAAGCGAATAGTTACATCAGTATCCTTTAGTAGCTCGACAAACTTACCGAAAATGAGATGCGAATTAATGTACAAAAGTTAGAAGAACAACATCGTTTTCCAAGTCTCTTCTGTGGGCTCTTCCCCATCAAGGATTCGGTTATAAACTTCCAAAACTGTACTCGTAAGGACATCCATACGTCTGTCAAACTCCACTTTGACGCGTTTATACACTCGGTCTCCGTTCTGATCTAGTCTGACTTTCATACAAGCTTGGGGATCGTTTCTTCCCTTATCAGGGTTGAATCTGATTAACCAGAGCTCATCACAATCGAAGCCTTGTTGAATGTCAGCTACTCGCGTATCGTCGTCCTCGTGCGATTTACCTCCTTCATCAATCTCCAAGTGCAATCCTACTCGCTTGTCATCAACAGCAATAACCCACAGTTTATCCGGCTTCTTACGAGTACAGTCCGACCCACAATCCCAGATCCACTGCTCACAGTTGTCATCTATCACTCGCAGCGTGTGTAAGAGGTGTCCCAGAACTAACACCTCTTTGGAGAGGCGCAATTTACTCGTAGCCCGTGCAGGGTACAAGTGATCGTGATCTTTGCGACAGAAGTATTTACCATCCACCTTAAAAATGGCTGCTTCCGCTAAGTCACCTCTCTCCAACAGATATCTACAGTAGTCTCCTTCACAACGATGACCACCGCCGTGGGTTTTACAGAAGTCTGTTGTACCTTGAGCGCTCTTATGACATCCCTGAAAAGTGCACCGACGACCACCACCGTGAGATATACAGAATGAAGATGGGTGTTGGGCACTCCTTTTGCATCCCTCAAAAGTGCAACGACTGCCGCCACCATGAGCGAAACAGAATGAAGATGGGTGTTGGGCACTTTTGACACAGCCTTCAAAAGCGCAACGACGACCACCACCGTGCCTTATACAAAACGTAGTTGGTCTTGCAGCAACTTTGTCGCATCCTTCAAAAGCGCACCAATGACCACCACCATGAGCACGGCAAAACTCTGTTGGACTTAGAGCCTTTTCGTCACATCCTTCAAATGTGCAACGTCGGCCACCACCGTGAGCGTGACACTTTGATGATCCCCTTGCTAATTTGTCACATCCTTCAAAAGTGCATAGAAGGCCACCACCATGAGCACGACAGAACTCTGTTGGACGTAGAGCAAGTTTTTCACATCCTTCAAAAGTGCATCGATGGCCACCACCATGATCTCCACAGAACTTGGTCCGACTTAAAACAGCTTTGTCACATCCTTCAAAAGTGCACCGAGGGCCACCACCATGTCTCACGCAAAGCTGCTTTGTCACATCAGCAGCAAGTGTGTCACATCCTTCAAAAGTGCATCGAAGGCCACCACCGTGATCTCCACAGAACTTGGTCCGACTTAAAGCAGGTTTGCCACAGCCTTCGAAAGTACATCGAATGCCACCGCCATGTCTAATGCAAAACGTCGTTGCTCCCTTTGCACTTGCGTCACATCCTTCAAAGGTACAGCGTGGACCACCACCATGCCCCTTACACAATGTTCCTGGAGACGCAGCACCTTTCTTGCATCCTTCAAAAGTACAGCGTGGACCACCACCATGATTAGCACAAAACTTTGTTGGATATCTGGCAAGTTTGTCGCATCCTTCAAAGGTACAACGACGGCCACCACCGTGTTCCTTACACAATGTTCCTGGAGCTGCTGCACTTTTCTTGCATCCTTCAAAGGTACAACGACGGCCACCACCATGCCCCTTACACAATGTTCCTGGTGAAGCTGCACCTTTCTTGCATCCTCCAAAGGTACAACGTCTTGTTTTCTGTGCACTGTATGATCGAGTAGTAAGCATATTATATATGATTAAAGGATTGTCTTTAAATAGTCAAAACGTAAAGACTGGCTTAAGTAGCCAAAGATGTTTTCAGCATTATAATTGGCGCCAATAGCTGTTTGCGATATACAATAAAACGCCGATTCATACAGAGTGGCTGTTGGTACTCACCTTGTGGACATTCTCTTTTGACTCTGGCGAGTTTGATTAGCTGGAGTTTGAGCAGGGTGTTTTACCATTTTAGCTCAAATGTGAATGAAAAAACAATTGTGAGGAGTAGGGTTAGGTGTTTGGATCATATTGAGGAAGCATCTCGCTTTATGTTACATGCTGCAAATGCTACGATTTACTTGATTTTTTTGAAGCGTCGCTTTTTAACGGTCTTTGCAGGTTTCGCGATCTTAGGTTTTTTAGGTATTCCAAAGAGTGCGTTAATTGACATCAAAAGGCAATCTGCAAGGTCATCTGCCTTGCCTTTACCGCTAAGTAACGGTGACCATAATCTTCCTTGCTCTTCATTAAATTTATTCTCTAGAAACCACTTAGAGTATTGTATACTCAAGAACTTTCTCCTAGCGTAAGCGCTTTTTAATTTACAAACAATTTCAGGGCCATTGTAGTCAACTTTCAACTTTGCCGAGGCTCTCACAAACCGAATCGTTACATCGGTGTCTTTGAGTAACTCACAGAATTTACCGAAAATGAGGTGGGAGACGAGCTTCATGCGCGCGTTGATTCGAGGCTGCAACTCTATGAATATGGTCTTTAACTTACGAAAAATATCAATTTCTTTATCATATACATCTTGGATTTTACAAATGACGACTTTAGCAATGTCTTGTAGTAAATAGGAATCAACTTTTTTTTTAATTACTTGGTGCTGTTTGGTTATTACAACATCTTTAGGAAAATGAGTTTTGCAAGAATATACTATTTGTTTTTCTTCATTTTCGTGTTTGTAGGAACCTTTGTTTCCACAAATAACCCCATTCTTTTTCAAACAACTACAAATATGCTTGTCACCACAATCTAGAGTATCATATACGTTCCATAAATCAATTTTATAACTTTTAAGATCTTTTGGGTCTTCTGCAGACATAACACAAAACGCTAAATTTTTAAGTCCAACGTCAATAGACAATACACTCATTACTTACCTTACCTTACATTAATGTGACACTTATTACTTAAATTGAATTCAATTCAATTTAATTTAATTCAATTGAATTAACTTTACAGAATGATGCTAAACCCATTTAATTTGACTGTACCTTCACCTTCGTAAGCGTCAGCTTTAAAGTCATATATAGTCTTGCGTCTACACTTAACAATTTCTTTAGTATACATTTCTTTATCACTTCTCAACTCTTTGATTTTATCCCACATCTTGGAAACTAATACAATATTTTCTGCAAAGAATACAGGGTCTCGCTTAATTCTTACAATATTAATTTGATCAAGCTTCCAGTAAAATACTTTACAAACACCGACACCGTTCGTATTCTCTTTCAACCATTCTATTTTTTCTGCCACACTTAGATCTAATGGACTGTACAATGTTTGTTTACCTTGATTTATTATTTTTTCAATAATAATACCTTTTTCCATCATACGTGAAGTATAGTATCCTGTGCTATCTACATCTTGCAGAAACTTTTCTTCATTTTCATATTCGCTTAGTTTGCATTCTACATAATCACATTTACCAACGTTACAAACTTCTAACTGTCCCTGGATTTGATAGAAGTACTGTTCTGGCACAGAGCCATCAATTTTTCTTTTCCAAGGACATTTCAATTCAAGAGCAATCCCGGTTTCGCTGATACCATCTGGAGACGCACCAAAAAATTTGTACTCAGAGTGCTCTAAGAGTCCAAATTCAAATATTTTTACGTTGTAACGTGAACTGTAGATAGAGCAAGCCACAGGCTCATACTTAACCCCCCAATCCAATGGAGCTGTAAAGGTACTTTGCGGCAATTCTTCATATCCACACTTCTTGATAATAAAATCTCGTTGTGATTGAAATTTTCCCTTTCCGAGTGCAAGCGCCATATCACTACTTGTTATCATTCCTTTACGTCGTTCGTACCACTCGGTAGTTCTTTGAACAATACCTGGTTCCAGTAACAATTTCTGGAGCTGTTTTTGATCTGTATGTATTTCCTCTAAAAGTGCTCTTATGTAATCTTTGGATATGATAGAGCAAGAGCACTTTTTGGACACATTATAGATATAGTTGACGCTTTCCTCCAAAGACATATTCTTCTCTGTGCAGCGTATAAAAAGCTTTTCAATAATGTAGTCATCCATTTTCTAATATAATGATGTAAATACAAAGTGTGCTTAAATTAAAAAATATCTTTGTATGCTAATAAATATAATGGGTTTTGCAATTGTAATTAAGAATATAATTCTTTTTGGACTTATTATTGTTATATTGCATTTTTTGATAAAAAATAAATTTACGGAGAAAACAACCCTAAGGGAAATAAAAACAGGGGAAATTAAAGCACAAATGAAAGACCCAACAAAGAAGTGCACAGATTTTGATCTTGTATACGGTGGAAACGAAAAACGTGAATCTGACAGTGTTAACACAAACAAACAAAAACTGGAAGAGATACAAAAATACATCTTTGAAAATGAACATATTGCAAAAGACAAAATAGAAGCAACATCTGATAAGAGTGGTATTGATGGTTATGATATAACAGCTAATAGTCCAGGAAAGGGATTTGCATTCATCTAATTAATTATTTGTCACTATTTAAATAAATAGGTCTGTTATGAACAAGATACACGATTTGTATGTAGAATTAGAGAATGAGTCACCGTTCACGAAAGATGCGATAGTTATACCTACCATCAACCGGAATTCTGTTTTACCTCAAGTAAATTCCAAAGAAAATTCAAAACCTCAATCAAATTCAAAACCTCAAGCTAATTCCAATGTGAATTCAAAACCTAACACAATATCTCAAGTAAATTCGAAAGCGAATTCAAAACCTAACACAAAATCTCAAGTAAATTCCAAAGTAAATTCAAACGTTAACACAAAGCCTCAAGAAAATGTAAAGGTCAACGCAAAACCCCAAGCAAAGCCACAAGCAAATACAACGGTTAACACAAAGCCACAAGCAAATACAACGGTTAACACAAAGCCACAAACAAATGCAAAGGTTAACACAAAACCACAGGCAAATACAAAGGTTGACACAAAGCCTCAAGCAAATACAAAGGTTAACACAAAGCCTCAAGCAAATGCAAAGGTTAACACAAAACCACCGGCAAATACAAAGGTTAACACAAAACCACAAGCAAATGCAAAGGTTAACACAAAACCTCAAGCAAACACAAATCCACCGGCAAATACAAAGGTTAACACAAAACCACAAGCAAATGCAAAGGTTAACACAAAACCTCAAGCAAACACAAAGCCACCGGCAAATACAAAGGTTAACACAAAACCACAAGCAAATGCAAAGGTTAACACAAAACCTCAAGCAAACACAAAGGTAAACGCAAAGCCTCAAGCAAACACAAAGGTTAACACAAAACCCCAAGCAAATGCAAAAGTGAATGCACTTGTACCTGCACCAAAGATATCGAATATAAGCTCAAACGTATCTAATACATCGATGTCAAATGTAAGGCTGTTTGATGAATGGTATATACCAGAGTATCCAGAATTTTATCAATGGACTAGGGATCATTTTAACTACTCAAATACAAATATTAATGCAAATAATTTATTTTCGCAGCAACGATTTGTTAGGGACTTTCTACAACCAAGTAGCCCTTACCGGGGATTATTTCTTTACCATGGGTTAGGTTCAGGTAAGACTGGTAGTGCAGTCATAACAAGTAACATTCTATTACAGGAAAAGAACAAAGTCATAGTGTTACTGCCAAAATATTTAAAAATGAATTTCATTAATGAAATTAAGAAGTTTGGTAATGCAAGGTTTAATGTTAATGGAAACAAGTGGAAAGCAATTGATGTTAGTAAGATATCAGAAGAAGTCATTAATAAAAACAAGTTCTTAATAGGGAAGTCGAAGCAATTCTGGGTTATTAATAGTAGCGGTGTTAGTGCTGCAGAACTAAGTGACCTGGATAAGAAGCAGATTAACGACCAGATTGAACGGGAAATTAGTTTATACTATGAGTTTATTCATTACGATGGATTCACAAACAAAAATATACAGAAGTATGATTCAGAGTATTTTCATAATCAGACAATAATTATTGATGAGGTTCATAATTTTATCCAGTCTGTTGTGCACAATGGTTTGTGTAAAATTATTTATGATTTAATACTGTACGCGGATAACTGTAAGATACTCTGTTTATCTGGAACCCCCATTGTTAATAAAGCGTTCGAAATTGCATACTTAATAAACCTTATTAAGGGACCCCATAACATTTTTTCTTTACAGATACCTAACCCTGAAAATCTTAAGAAAGAGGCATTAGAAAACGATGTTAAAAGGACCATGATAGACACAAAAAAGGTTGATTTCAGCAACATTGATTATGAAGGCGGTTTCATAGAATGGACAGTAATACCAGAAAAGTTTACGCTAAAGTACTCTCCGGATGGTAAGTCTACTCACATTATTTACACGGACAAAGGTAACAAAACAGCAAGTACCATTGACGCAACGAATGAGATTATAAAATCCAAATTAAATCCATCTGGTACTGTTTATTTGGACAGTATACTTCCCTTACCTCTGGATGAAGATTTATTTAATGACACATTCATTGACTACAATAATGGAACTGTTATCAACGAAGATATCTTTGCTAAAAAAATAATTGGTTGCATTAGTTATTTCGAGTCTCATGATCCATCCGTCTATCCAACGGTTAATGAAATACACTTTGAAGGTGTTCCCATGAGTCATCATCAATTTGAAATTTACAAATCATTCAGAGTAATAGAAGCCAAGCAGGAAAATAAGACTCACCCAAGTTCTCAAAAGGAAGAAAAATCTTCTTCGTATTATCGTACTTACTCTCGTGCCGCTGGAAACTTTGCTTTCCCTGCAGACTTGGTACGTCCTATGAAAAAGAACGTGCGGAATGCATATACAAGTGACACTACTGAGAACCACGATCCAAGCGATTTTACTGCGAGTCAACTTGTTAGTGCAATGTACAAAACAACCATTCAAGAGCTTGTTACAAGACTTATTGAAAAGAGAGAGGATTACTTGAAGACCAATCTTAAATTGTATTCTCCAAAGTACGCGCGCATTCTTGAGAATTTATCAAAAAACATTGGTACATCATTAATTTATTCTCAGTTCCGTAATCTTGAAGGCATTCATTTATTCTCATTGGTTTTAGAAACTAATGGTTACGCAGAACTAAAACTAGAGAAACAACAGAAGAAATGGAAGATTGTATTCTCAAATGAAAATACAAAACGATTTATTACCTTCGGAACAGATACGCTAAAAAATAATGTTCTTCTAAAAATCTTCAATTCAGAGGATATCAAAGATGACGTTGTAAACCCAGAAGTTCTTGGAAGCTCCAACTTACATGGAGAAAATGTAAAGATACTTCTAGTAACACAATCGGGTTCCGAAGGCATCTCTCTAAAGAACGTACGCCAAGTACACATTATGGAACCGTACTGGAATTATATACGAATAGAACAAGTTATCGGTAGAGCTGTTAGAGCGAAGTCGCATCTAAGTTTACCACTTGAAGAAAGACAAGTTGATGTGTACTATTATATATCACAAATACCACTTGACTACGAGAATATGGATGGATTTAATGAAGAATTGAGTAGTGATGAACATATATACTATATTGCATTTAATAAAAAAAATATAGCTAATAGCTTAATGAAATTACTTAAAGAAACTTCCGTGGACTGTCATTTAAATAAACAAATTGAATGCTACTACAAGTAACCGTAGACGACAAGTAACCGTAGTTACCCGTTGTTAGTAAATGTGTAGGTCGTTTAGATGCCAGTATTCTTTGGTATTTCCAGGTAATCTTCTGCATATAATATATGGTAGCTTCTTTTGTTTGAGTTCTTCCAAAACAATGTCTTCCACGTTATTGAATTGGCGAATATCAGTATCACTAATGGTGCTTGGGGCTCCCAGCATCAACTGTTGCATGCGCAATCCTAAGATGGACGTCTTTTCATAAATGGTTAAGAAGGGTGGAGATATATTCTCCTTCGGGTTGTAGTTTTTTTTCAAGTTGTTGTACGTAAATATTTGAGTATCGTGCTGCATATTTGTAAGTGATACTCTTATTTACTTACACACAATTTAAATAACGTTTAAATTCTATTTGAAATTCAAAGGGTATTTCTTTTGAATATATTCCATGTCCTCACGAAACATTTTGGACAATTTTGGGTTTTTGTCCTTGTTGTAGATAGAAATAACATTCAGTCTTTTCACTATCTTGTTCCTTGCTTCTCTCTCTGATAAGTTTTCCTCTTTGGCGCATTTTTTTACTGCTGCAACTAATACAGTTCGTCTGTCAGTAATAGATAATTTCGTAGTATATCCATATAATCCGCCTTTCCGTGGTGCTGGTATAATTGTTTTTGGTTTTTCAGGAACCGTATTTTCTATACCATACCACCAATTCTTAAGCAACAACCACATTTGTGTTATATACTTACTTTTTTCCTTAAACCTTAAATTTCAAATTGGAATTTAAAAGTAAAACTTAAGAGTAAGATAAACAAAAGGAACTACATTACATGATAAACGACAGAGTATATGACCGTCTTATAAGTTTACGCGGGATAGAGACCTTGGGTACCTCAATGTTACAATTACATTTGAGAGTGCTAAATGAAGATGAAACGAGCTTTAATAAGCAATTAGTCATTAAAAATGATGCATTAAAAACGGTAGAATCTAAACCAATCTATTTAAAGGTCAAATACAAGGACCGTGAATTCCATAATAGATTGGGTGTTGCAGAACTATGTATGAGCTCTTGTGATCTAGATAATTACCTCGCACAGCTATCAATGAATCCAATACAATTTGATAAATCTCACCTGTATCAAGATAGTATATATCATAGTATGAGAAGTGCATTCCCCTTAGTAAGTGGGATGTATGTTACGAAGGGAGTTGGGCCTATAAAGAAAATTACGAAAGTTCCACAAGATAATCACAAGAAAGACTTGCTATTTATTGTTTCGAGTTGTCTTCAGGGTTCTATAACAAATATTAATATACGTTTGAAAAACCTTTTGGTGATTAAAGAAGCTGTTGTTAAACAACTGAAAGTACAAGAACAGCAACAACTGAAAGTACAAGAACAGCAACAACTCAAGGAAAAAGTACCTGAACCTGAACCTGAAGTACCTGTCGTGGACGTAGATCCCGTTGATGACTGGCAACTTCTTGCAGCAGAGTTTGAAGCATCCTAAAAATAATAAAAGTTAAATAAAATATGGATAAGTCTAATAATACAACATATAGTTTTGTTCAAAAAAATTTAGTTAATTATGGTATTGATATTAAAGAAAAACCCTTCACCTCTAAAGAATACGAGGAGTTCTGGAAAAATGAAGAAGAAAAATGGAATAAGATTAGAAAACAAGAGGGTGCATCAAGATAATGTTAGTAGTAGTTAGTTAGTTAGTAGTGCGCTAGCAGAGACTCGAACTCTGATTGTTCACTGGTACTAATTGACCTTTATGTTTGTATGGTGCGTTTAAAAATCAAAAAATAAATATAATGTGAATTTAGTAAATTAAGTGTACAAGTGGAAGTAGTGAAACTATCTTTTTTTTGAATTTCGATAGGGGGTATTAATACTCTCGTGCTCCTATGGCCCAGTTGGTAGGGCATTGTTCTTATATTATGGATTCTCCATAAGGAAAGCAAAGGTCACCAGTTCGATCCTGGTTGGGAGCAAATATAACCCCTATTGAATTTCTGATTTGTTATTTAACTTAAAGGTATTATGTAACATAACTTGTAAGTATGTCAAATATAAAAAGTCTAAATAAGGAAAAATTAGAGCAGTTCGCAAAAGACAGCGAGTCATGGAAAGAAATTTTAGAAAAATGTGGCTATAAGACGTTTAAAAATAATAACATAGTAAAACAAAAATTAATTAAATATAACATTGATTTTACACACTTACCAACAAGAAATTTATCAGAAAAAAAAGTATCAAAAGATCAGTTAGAGGAATTCGTTAAAGAAAGTAAATGTTGGAAGGACCTTTTAAAATTGTGTGGTTACAAGAATTTTTCAAATAACATTTACGTTCAAAAAAAAGTAAATAAATTTAATTTTGATGTTTCACATTTTGAAGACTATACACCAACACCTAAAAAATATACATTAGATGAAATTTTTTGCAAAAACTCAACATATAATAGAGGATCTTCTCTTAAAAACCATTTAATCAAACATTTTAATTGGGATCTTAAATGCCAAAATTCTAATTGTGCAATTAAAAATATTACCGACTTTAAAGATCCAGACAATATTGAAAATACAGTGCCTTTACTAATAGAGTTAGACCATATTGATGGTGATAATAAAAACAATGAAATTTCTAATTTAAGATTTCTATGCATTTTATGTCATTCACTCACGAATACTTATAGAACCAAAAATAAGAACTACGATGAAAAAGTAATAGTAGAAACTAAATGCATTGATTGCAATAAGTTCATTGTTAAAGATGCTTCTAGATGTGCTGAATGCTCTAGTATAAGTCAAAGAAAAGTACCAAATAGACCGTCATTAGAACAGCTAAATCATGATTTGGGTGAACTTAAGACCTTTATTGCGGTTGGTAAAAAATATGATGTATCAGATAATACTATTAGAAAATGGATTAGAACATATAAACAAAAAGAAGATTCAGACGTATCTAACTAGATAACATCTAATTTTATTATTACTACATAGACCTTATTACAGCAAGGAGAATATCCTAACCATTAGAAGACAAGCGCACTATTAACGGAAAAAAAGAGAAACTTTTAAATTACGTTACGTTAATTCTATAGTCACGTTATATAATTTTTGTTATTTTTAGACGCACTAACAGCAGAAACCAAAAGAGGTTTTTTCAACGGAAAAAAAATGAATCCGGTCATAGGTTAAAAAAATACCAGTCAATTAAAAACACATAACTATAAACAACAATGAACACTGCAGACATGAAGGCAACGTTGCTAGAAGAAATTAGACAGAGTAGCAGTCTTGTGCGCGAGCTTAAGCTCAAGTATGAGGTTTTACTCAAAGAAAATATCAGACAGCGCGAGCTAATGTATGATGCAAGGTCATATGCGTGCATGAGGCGTACAGAGACTCATTATGAGGCTTTTACGGCAAAGATGCAAGCGTATGAACGGTTATTGGAGGCAAAAGAGGACGCGAAAGCGTCCTTGGCAGCAATGGAAATGATGTAATGCGATTGGCGATAAAAAAACTGGCTCAGTGGTGAGCAAGTTTTCCTGTGTAGAAGGTTTTTTTCAAAAAAATAAACTTTTTTGTTTTTTCAAATTTTTGTAAACGAAAAAAAAAAATGAATCCGGTCACAGATCAAAAAAATACCAGTCAATCGAGAACACAGATCTACAAACAACGATGAGCAACATGGCGGACATGAAGGCGGCGGTGCTGGAAGATATCAGATGGCATAGGTTTGCGCGCGAGCGTAGGGTAGAGTATGAGGCGTTGCTGGAAGAGCTGAGTTGGAAGCTGCTTGCACGTGAGCGTAGGCTTGCGTACAATGCGTGGTACGATAAGTGCAGCAGGCGTACTGAGGAGAATCGTGCTGCGGATCTTGCGGACAGGATGCGCTCTCACGAGATTTTACTGAAGGCTGTTGCGGACGCGAAGGCGGAAGCGGAAGCCTTGGCGGAAGCAAGAGCGAAGGCGAGAGCCTTGGCAGTGATGGGGATGTAATGTCCTGATGTGATTGGCGATTAAAAAAACTGGCTCAGTGGTGAGCAAGTTTTCCTGTGTAGAAGGTTTTTTTTCAATGTTATTTGATAAAAAAGGAAATAAAGAAAGTATTTAAGGCGAAGATGCAGTTTTTAACGAACCTTTTGGACATTAATTGGGTATTTCTTTTTTGAAACTTTTTCTTGTGTAAAATATTCTTCTCCATCCGAATCATCGTCAGAATCATCCAGAGAATTTTCAAGCCAAAACTGCGCAGCACCAAGTCTAAACGCTGGGCGTTTCTCTGCCCGAAACCAGTACACACAGTCTTCTATTTTGTTTGAAGTGACTGTGTTATCAATAACTAAACATTCAAAATTATTGGTACATTGATCAAGTACTGTGCAAAAAGATTCAAATGATGGAAACATTCCTGCATAGTTATCATAAATACGCTTGCGATTCGCTGTGATGTTTTCTCGCAAAATAAAAGTGTAATCTATGTTCGTACGTAATGATGGGGGCACCAAGTCTAAACGGAGGGCGTTTCTCAGCCCTAACCCTAACCCATTTCTAAATCAAAGATTACAAATCTGAGTTTTAAATTGAAGAAAAACCTTGAACGATCACTTACTTTTCTGCCAGAGACAATGGTGAAGAGCATCCCAATCCCATCCACATCGCGCGTTAAGGCGATCAAAAGTCCGAAACAAAGTGAGTTATTAGTAAAAGCGCTGCGTCTAGAGGATATAAATAAT